TTCATTATGAATTAGTTCTCACTTATAATCATTCAATGAACAAGAACATTAAAGCCGAGCTAATATTGGCATCGAAGAATCAGGAAACGAATGATATCTTATATACATTCCTGCTAACATACCCAAGAATCATTTTGGCCGAAGTTAATACTCATACAATTGCTTCGAAAAATACGGCATCATCTCGTGCTATACCAACAAAAAAAGTAATTAATAACATCTTTGTAAATCCATTTATTCCGTCAAGCATTGGCCAATATCAATCCGGTATGGTTGCCGGAAAAGAAATTGACGGCTGGAAACGCACAGCACTTGAAAAACTTTGGGAATACTCTCGCTATCCAGCATTAGCATCCGCAAAAATTTCATTAAAGTTGGGTGCACCAAAGCAGTTTACAAATCGTTTACTCGAACCATGGATGATTACTGAACAGATATGGTCTGCAACAGATGTAGAAAATGAAATGCTTCTTCGTCATCATCCCGACGCTGAACCACATTATGAAGAACTCGCCAAATACAAAAATCAAATAATTAGAGATGTACAAGCTTTTTTCAATGGTGAAGTTACTATAACCGATGATATTAAAAATCGTTGCCAAGTTCTAAATCATGGAGAATGGCATCTTCCATTTGTGCGGAAAAGTGATTGGGACAGTCTTGCCGAATTATTCGAAAATAAAACAATTTATGCAGATGCAACGGGTATTTTCTTTTCCGGCAAAAGTGGACACGTATATATTCCATGTCCCACCACACAAGACAAAAATACACTTGAATGGAAAGTTGATCCAAATGTCGTAATGAAACTAATTTCTTGTGCACGGTGCGCATGGGTTAGTTATGAGATGCCCGGCGAAGATAGTAAGAAAATGAACAATCTTATTGCCGCCCTTTCCAATTATGAAAAGTTGATCGTATCTTCTCCTCGTCACCTGTCACCAACACAGCATGTAGCGGCAGCATTGCCACTCTCAGTGCGTTGCGGCAACCTACGTGGGTTCTTACAACATCGTAAGGAAATAGATGGAGAAACGGGTGGAGATAAGGAAACTATTTCTGTTACTGCTGACATGGCAAAGAAATTGATGGATCGTACTTCATCCAAAGAAGCTAAGGGATATCTGATTGGCGCAATGGAAAATTTTGTTCGACAGCTATAACAAGAAAACCAGCCTTCGGGCTGGCTTCTTACTTGTCTGGATGAGTAGCATACACAGGCCAAACTTGTTCTCCACTAAAAACAATGTAACTGTCCTCTGCTATAGGGATGAGTTGTTTAAATTTTGAATCTGATATAGCCTGAAGGCTATCGGCTGTTGAGTTCTTGGGGTAATCTTCCAACTCTATACCTTCATATCTATTCAGGTATACGATTCCGTCAAAACCAGAGGACTTTGCAGCTTTAATCTTCTTGGCCCATCCACCGCCGTAATCTTTCATACGACGCATCTTTAAAATACGTAGGTAAACAGGAGTAAGATTTCCTTTACGATTTCTCATATTGGCCTGTGGACTGGTTCCAAAATGTATACCGCCATCTTTTGTTAATCCACTGTCAAACTTGTTTATAGAGGAATTAGATGAATGGAAAACCTTCAATGGATTTCCAGATGCATCTATGACATGACTTCCATAAAACCATCTTTCAAATTCTTTATTTTTTGATAGATTGGTATTTTGAAATTCAGATAGTCTCATATTTGTATTTACTTATTCTTCGCACCATGTCATACTAGATACATATAATTCTACAGCTATAACAATAAAGACATCCAGAAGGCTGTCTTTCTATTTTGATTCAGTGATCCTACCATCGGAAGAACTATAATTTCCATTATTACCAATAGCGGATTTAATCTGATTGGATGAAAACACAATGAAAACTCCCGGATTATCCTTCTGGTCTACCGGAACCAAAAATTTATCCATAAACCATTCACTATATTTGTCAGTAATAACTCCATCATAACCTTCTTTAATAAGAGAAGCTAAAGCATTACTTCTATCCTTTCTATATCTGGATACAAATTCCTTGTAAGGGATTGGATTTTGTATCCTTAGATACACCGCTACAATATTACTACCATCAATGCCACCGGTATAATCATTGGCATATTCAGAGCTATCTGTAAAATACATTCCATATTTTATGGAATCATTCATTTTAAACTCAGAGAAAGATTTTCTAGTTCCATGGAAGCATACTAGAGGATTTCCATTGGAGTCAACAACTTTACTATTTCCAAACCATGCCTTAAATTTGGGATTATGTAATAGTGGCTTGGAATCAAATTCGAAGAGTCTCATATTTGTATTTACTCGTTACTCTCATCATGTCATACTAGATACATGCAATTCGACGTAGATATTGATTTGGCAGACCGTTCCTTGTTATTGGAACATATAAAACACACTACTGCTATCTTAGATAATGGAACAAAACATAATAGCGGTGTGTATATAACAGAATGTCCGCACGATCCTCTCACTAATCTGGCTTCTTTTCCATACAAAAAGATGGAAGATTTAGGATATTTTAAAATTGATTTCTTGAATAACCACACATATAAAAATGTGAAAAATCCAGCGCATCTTGATGAACTTCTCGCCAAAGAACCTATGTGGGAGTTATTACAATATGAAGAGTGTGTAGATAACCTGCCACATATCAATGGACATTTTAAAGAAATTAAACAGTTAAGAGAACCAATAGATAGCATTGAAAAACTGGCGGCATTCATTGCAATGATACGACCCGGAAAACGTCATTTGATTGGTCTTTCATGGAAAGAAGTTTTTCAATCTATATGGGATGGAGATGACAGTAATGGATACATATTCAAAAAAAGCCATTCTCTTAGCTACTCACTTAGTATAGTAATCGCCATGCATATTCTTGAAACCACCAACCAGTGACTTTTCTTGTAAGTATTCTAAATATTGGTGGAGATTTTTCATGCCACCATCAAAAGAATATGTAAAAACCAAATTTCCTCGCATATGTGATATATGTGGATATTCGGCTAATAATTTTTCAATGTGGTATTACCACAATAATACTCATAAAGAAATACCAAAAGGACAGTTGTGTGACAATGGTTGTGGTTTACCAGCAATAATTATAGGAACTAATGCCAAATTTCGATGTAATAAAATAGCGCAAAAATGTCCTGTATATATAAAAGAACAATCAGAAAGAATAAAACGTCAATGGAATGGAAATGATATCAGAAAGAAAAAAGCCAGAGAAATTTTCCTAGAGGTGTGTGTCAATAATGAAGAAGTTAGAGAAAAATGCTATGCCAAGATGAAAGAGAAATCCAAAATCTTGAATGATCAAATGGCCAAAGATTTCAGAAGTTATGCCAGAAGATGTAGGAAGCTATCTCAACAATGGGCAAAATCTCAAGGTATAATTTTGGGACAACTGACTCTACATGTCGATCATAAGCTAAGTGTTTGGGATGGATTCCACGCCAAAATTCCACCATCTCTATTATCCAATCCAGTAAATTTACAAATTTTAAGTGCGAATGATAATTCGAGAAAGGGTCATAGAAGTTCAATAACAATTGAAGAGTTATTAAATCTTCTAGGCATAGATGATTATGAAAAATACGATTTTCGCAATATAAAACGAGACTATACTAAGACCGATGAAACTAGAAAAAAATTATCTGCCGCAAATAAGGGTAAGAAACTCAGCGAAGAGACTAAATCAAAAATGTCCGCTTCTCAAAGGGGAAGAAAAGTAAGTGATGAGACAAAACACAAATTATCAATGGCAAACAAAGGTAGAAAGTTTAGTGATAAAACATTAGAAAAAATGTCTTTAGCACAATTGGGAAAAAAACACAGCAAAGAAACTAGAGAAAAAATGTCGAATTTGCGATTAGGAAGAACCCACAGTAAAGAATGTCGAGAAAAAATGTCTATGGCTCAAAAGGGAAAACAAGTTAGTCAAGAAACAAAACAGAAAATATCTGATGCACATAAAGGATTGGTGTGCAATGATGAAACAAGACAAAAGATATCTATCGCAAATACTGGAAAAATATGGATCACTAATGGATTAGAAAATAAATTCATCATGCCACCAGCCATAATGCCAGATGGATTCTGGAGAGGAAAAAGTAAAAAGGAAGCAAATGAAAATTAGTGAAAAGTGGGACAGAAAATATTTAGAACTTGCGAAATATGTTGCAGATAATTGGTCACGTGACCCTTCAACAAAAGTCGGAGCTATACTTGTTAATTATGAACACAACAAAGAATTCATTGGTTACAATGGTTTTCCTCGTGGCGTAAATGATGCGGAAGAACGTTATAACAATCGTGAATTAAAATATAAAATGATAACACATGCCGAGATCAATGCAATTTTGAAAGCTGGTGGCATGTCTCGGGAAGCAACGCTATATGTATATCCTAGTTTTGTTCCAGAAGAAATTGGGCCATGTGTCTGTAATGAATGCGCAAAATTTGTTATACAAAGTGGAATTAAAGAAATTGTAAGTTATACAGTAACTCCAGACAAAATAAAGGAGTCTTGGATCGAAAGCATTAAGATAAGTGCAATGATGTGTGAAGAAGCTGGAGTAACTTGGAGAAGCATTAAAGAATAACCATTTATTAAATAAATCTAAGAGTGAATTTATGAAACATGAATGGTTTAAGTGTAATTTATGTGGATGGTCTGTAGTATGTTCTACATGTGGTAATAGTTGCTGCAATGGAACCTATGGAGAAATTGATGGAGAACCATGCCCCGATTGTCAAGATGCTTATGCATATCAAGCATCGGAAAGAGATATGCCACTGGATGCATATCAAACTCCCTGTGTAAAATTTTGATAATTTTTTCTGATATAATAAAACACAGAGGTTAATATGAAAGTTCTTTTTCTTGATGATTCCGTCGAACGAGTTGCCAAACTCTCTCCCGGAGTGGAGATTGTCTATGTTCGAACTGTCGCTGAATTCATCAAATATCTTACAGAAAATGGCACGCCAGATGTCATTTCCTTTGATCGTGACCTCTCTGAATGCTTCCGATCTTATCCCGAGCCACCGGATGAGACTGGAGAAGACTGTGCGCGATGGGTGATCGAAAACGGATTCATTCCTGAATTTGTTATCGTTCACTCATTGAACACGGTATGTGCGCCAAAAATTGCTCAACAATTTCGGAATATTGGTCATTCCAAAGTGTTTATCAAGCCGTTTGATCCAAATAAAATTCACGTATAGTTGTGTACTTTCAATTAAAATTTTAAGAAATTGGATAAAACAATACAAAAATCATCAGTATAATGATGTCATAATAAAAGTGGAGGATTTTTGTCCTCCACTTTTTAATTATTTCAACATCAATTACTTGGTGTCGAGATAAGCAACAGGTACGTTGCTATAGTTTGGTGGGAATGGCTGACCATTTGGTAACCATTTGTAGGTATGTCCTTGGAAGGTCAAGAGATGGTTCTGTGAAATTGATTTCAAATACTCAACACTTGAACCAGCAGCTTCCACTGAAACCATCAAGTTAGGAGTATTAACAATTCCGGGTGCAGTAATAGTTACAGCGCCGGTAGCTACCACGCCAGCAGTTACTGTCGGAGCAGTAATTGTTGGAGCAGTTGTCGCACCATCAACATAAACGTTTGCAGAACTTCCGGGATAGTTAGCTCCACCATTGGAAATGGTCAATGCTTTTAGTCCAAAGTTTGCAGACAATACTGCGCCTGCACCGGTTCCACCGACATTGGTTGTGCTAATATTGGCAATGTTGGATGGTAATGTAAGATAAGCTTCTGTTCCATCCGCAGTCGAAATAGCAGTCACATTACCATTACCATCAACGGCGGTAATCTTAATGTTTGCGAATGCATTTCCAGTAGCTGTGCCGCCATTCAGGATAAGATATGAATTTGCTACATATCCTGTTCCAGCAGCAGCAATTGTTGGTGTTCCAACTACCTTACGTGTTCCGGTTATTGTTGCATTTACGATTCCATCAACTGTTGGGAAAACCTGTACACAGGAAGTTCCAGCAGCAGAAACATTCGCAGGGCCATTTACAAGACTCGTAATGCTTGTTCCATTTGGAGTTGTTGCCTTAAATCTTGTTGCGCTATTCTGACCAGATAGGTATCCGGGAGTAGCTTGTGAATCATTCTTACCAAATATTGTGGCTTGTATCTGGTGAACGGCGTTTGCCCCAAGGAACTTGGGATTAAGAGGACGACCCATTGTGTTTTCTCCAGCGGTTCTGCCGCTATACGCATATGTGCAACTCAGTACACATCCGTAAACCTGAACTATTTCAGGCATTATTATTTATAAATATTTGTATATGACAGAACAACAACAGCTTCAATTAGTTAAGAAAAATGGAATGCTTATCAAAGATATTCCAAATCCGACAAAGAAAGTGCAAGTTGTTTCTCTTGAGAACACGAAAGGTGCTTCTATTCGTTTTATTGATAATCCAAGCGAATACATTAAACAACTTTCTTTCAGTCTGAATAAGCAAAATTTCAAAGACATTCCAGAACCAAGTGAAAGCATGAAGATGAAAGCTATTCTACAATATCCCCATCTTATTAAGTATGTTGCTGATCCAAGCGAAAAATTGCAATTAGCTGCACTTAAGAATTACATGAGTTTATTGAAAGATATTAAAAACCCGAGTGATAGAGTTATAACATATCTTCTAAAATCCAATCCAAACGGAATTAAAGAGGTTTCAACTCCAACTGAACAAATGTGGATAAATGTTCTTGCACAAAATCCTTATCTCATCAAATATGCAAGCGAGCCTACCGAAAAAATGCAACTCATTGCGGTAAAGAAAAAAGCCGATTCTATAAAATATATAGATAACCCAAGCGAAAGAGTACAATTAGCCGCAATACGAAAGTCTCCCATTTCTATCGAATGGATTAAAAAAGCTGGGGAGAAGATTCAAATGGCTGCGGTGAGAAGAGATTTACGTGCATTTGATTACATCGATAAGCCATATAAATCTGTCCAGAGATTTGTTCTCAACAAAAATCATGATGTAGTTGGAAAGAAACCTATTTCGGTTCCATTCTCTGAAAGAGGAAAGAAAAAGACTACCTAAAATTCTTACTCACTGAACGAATTTTATCCATGATTACTTCAGTATTCACATTATTCCACAAACCGGGATGCAATGGCTTGGGATACTTCTCAAGATCACACCACGCATAAGCAGAATGTTCATCGTTGAGAGTCGGTATGAATTCACTCTCAACAACAAAAATGAATGAATGATATGTAAATCCACTATCCATGCTTGTGAATGTTTCCAATGGAATTTTCTTAATTATTTCTGGACATTTTCCAATCTCTTCGGATAACTCACGATCCAGACCTTGCATAAGTGATTCATTATCTTTTAACTTACCTCCGGGCATCCCCCATGTACCCTGTGTATAGGTATGGTTTCTTAATAAGAAAAGAAATCTTCCAGTAGACTTAGAAAAAAATAATGCACCACATGCCGTCATACTTAGCATAATAACACTTAAGCGCCGTTGTAGATAGACAAAACATCCTGAGAAGAAAGTGCAACATCATACAATCTAATATCGTTTGCATGACCAATAAAATAATTTGCGTCGTCAGTTAAACTCTGACCAATAACCATTGTCGCATCCGTTGGAATAATTGTGCCCTCGGTTGTCATGTTGTCAGTGGCTTCAGTTACTATATTATCCGGTGTTTCCGTAGTAATGTTATTAACTGTACTGACTGACTGTGAGCTACCCATTGTGACGCTACCAGTTGATGCCTGTTGACCATTGACATATAAAATCGCATTACCTGCACCATCATATGTCAAGACAACGTTATACCACTGTCCGGTTACGATTGATATATTGCTGTATATTTTACCGGAAGTTCCAATGAACCCATATATTTTAGTATCAAACCCTATACCAAATCCAGCATTATCATCCGATGTATGGGATACTACTTCTGATTCTGCACCACCGACCTTAACAGCAGTTGATTTTAACCACGTTGTTATACTTTTTGGAACGTTACCCGATAAAGAATCTGTTGTCGCAATACTTACAACGTTCGTTCCATCTTCTATAAAATTTCCAACATATTGAGAAACCTGTGGATCAGAAACATGATATGGGCCATCTCCTAACCACAGACCGTTCGCATTTGCGGTCGTATCATAAACAGTTGCCCCGGAACTTTCATTTAAAATCCATCTACCAACTAAATTTCCCGATTGTGTCGGCAAACTTCCCCACGGTGATGTCGGTGTTCCCAAAGGAGAACCAATATATACATATTTTGGATCACCTTCATTTTGACGTTGAACAGATGCAATTAAGTTTAGTTTATATGCGGCTCTTTCACTCTGCGGGAGAGCATTAAGAATTGCATTCCATTTTCCGCCGTCTTTGTAACAGATATTGATTGCCATGTATGTATTTACTATAAATAATTATATGAGACTCGATGAATTGAAAATGGATTCCAATATGGAACCTGAATTGGCGAAGGACTTTACATCAGCAATCGATTCACAAAGTGATATAGCAGCATTTCTTCGTAAAAAGAAATGGAAAGTAGTTGGACACGGGGCATACAGCATTGTTCTCGATAAACCCGGAACAAACTACGTCATCAAAATAAATAAATATTCTGATATTGCATTTCATAAATTTGCAAAATTATGCCACAAGTATAAAAATCCCCATTTCCCCGTTATCAGTAGCGCACGTAAATTAACCGAAGGTTCCGGGGCAAAGTACATGTATCTCATAGAAAAATTAACACCAATCACTGATCCATTTTTGGAAGATTTTATGTTACGGGTTGTAAAATTCTATGATGCAAAAGTTCCGATGAAATATCTTACATGGAAAATGAATGATGTCCAGAAGACATATCTCGAAGATAATCCGAAACTATTGGAAGCCATCGAGATTCTACACGAAAATATGGGTAAAATGCTTTCGGATGCATATCCCCAGAATTGCATGATGCGTGGTGACACACTAGTCGTCATCGATCCATATGTAACTAATAACTAAGCACTGATTGCTCCATTGTTATCAAAGGCTCTATCCATTACCATGTATATATTTACTTTAAATAGTTATATGACATTGAATGAGATTACCCGCAATCGAAACCTTGAACCACATGTAGTAAATGATATTCGTGGATTGCATGATTCTATACCCGAAGCTTCTTCTCAAGAAGTAGAAGAATTCTTCAAAGACAAAGGATGGAAAATTGTCGGCCAAGGTGCTTATAGCATTGTATTGGATAAGCCAAATTCAAAATTCGTCATCAAAGCAAATCTAAAACCAGACCCCGGATTCTCTCAATTCGCTCTTATATGTCACAAATACAACAATCCCCACTTTCCAGTCATAAGTGAGGTTCGCCAAATCAAAGTTGGAAATATTATACTTTACATATATATGATAGAGAAGCTAAGAAAGCCATCGGAAAATGATTACATAGTCGATGAAGTGGCACACTATTCCGAAAATGCAATAACATTTGATGAAAGTGTAGAAAACTACTATGACAATATGGAATCCATAGTGAGTGACTACTTTAAAAAACGGCCTAAACTCGTTGAGGCTATAAATATCATTTCTAAGAACAAGAAATTTTTTCGCGTGGACATGCATCCAGACAATTTTATGATGCGAGGGAAAACCGTAGTTATTACCGATCCACTTGCACCATAAATTTTTCAAAGTAAGAATGAATTGATAGGATAACAAATGCAGATATTCGAAGTAACCAGAAATATATCAAACATACTACATAAAATTGCTGAAGCTTTCATGGAAGACTATCGCAATCATTCTCATGCTGGATCGACGTGGGTTCACGGTGATATTGATGGTGGGGATTGTGCAAACTTCTCCGCAGTGGCCTGCATCCTACTAAATGGAAAGATAAAAATCTTCTCCACTAAAAAGAAAGGTGGCCATGTTTTCTTTCGATACAATAATCTCTACTACGATGCATCCCACCAATCCGGTGTAAAAACAATTAGAGATATAGATAAAGATTACGCCGAATGGGATGAGGAAGATTTTGACCAACCATCTCTGGATGAGTTGAAAAAGATGTGGAAACTGAAGGATTTTTACATTAAACGAATCATCAAATTGTCAGGCATTGTGATGTAATTATTACCAGAGATAAATTAATCATTATCGATCCACTTGCACCATAAATTTTATAATTTTGATGTAGATGGATAGGACTCGAACCTTCGACCTCACCATGTGGTTTCCATTCACGGAAAGACAGATTTTAATTCCATCTCATAAAGCACAATCAATTACGATTAATCACCACAGGATGCGCTCTAACCATCTGAGCTACATCTACTCATCAATGAAATTTATGTGTTGGCGGGTGCGGTGAGAATTTAACTCACAACTAAACGTTTTGGAGACGTTTGCTTTAATTAAGCTACACACCCGTCAGTCGTTAAAGAATTTGGTCGGGGATAGAGGATTCGAACCTCTGTTCTTATCATCCCAAATGATACGCCTTGAGCCAGACTAGGCCAATCCCCGACATCTTTTTAAGCAACAATTATGATTATATATTAAGCAAATTTATTTAGCAAAACATATTGCAAGCAATCAAATATTTTTGATATAATAAAATACATAGAGGAAACATAAATGTTCGAGAAGCAACCAGCGAGAGTTGAAACGGAATTTTCTGTTGCATGGATCGTAAACAATGGCGAACTTTTTCAAAAGAACTATAATAAGTTCTTCGACGATTATGCATCGGAATACCGTATTACTAGCTTGGTTCGCAAGGGATTCTTGACGTTGGTCGCAGATTTGATTCAGTGAAGAAAGAGAAGACATGAACAAGATTGAAAATGCTGTGGCATTACGCAATGCGGTGAACAAACTACTGGAGATTCATAAGACATCCAATGCAATCAAGCGCAATGAAGATTGCGCCATTGTTATCAAATCCCCATCCATTGACATGTATGTTGATACTCTCCCCACATCTCAAGAAATGATGGAAATCTTCAAAGTATCTGATGTCATGGTGGAAATTGATTCATCTCTGACCGGATGCACGGTTGATCGCGTCACCATTCTGGATACTCCTCAGTGCAGTCGATGCAAACGACGAGACAGTTTTTACGTTAATGTCGTTAACAACCAATTCACTCGCGATATGGTAAAGTACGAAAAGGTGTACAACGTTGAAATGTGTACGCGGTGTGTTGAAGCTATTGATTCTCGCTGGGATGTAGATTGGGAAGAGATGTAATTAGATAAAATTTTTTATCTAAATTAGACTTATTATACCATTATCTAATTCCCAATGATGATTGGGACATAAACCTACCAAATTGGATATATGATTTATAATGGAAAGAGGGGTATCAATGGGAAAAGAACTAACCGATTTTCTATGACTGACTTGAACGTGTGTTTTATATCCACACACATAACATTCTGGTGATGGATTTACTCTATTCCATTCTCTTCTCGAATGACCCCAAGTTCTTTCTTTATAGGAACCATCAGCGCGAGTAATCTTTGACCAATCATTTACTCTGCCTTTTTTACGATGTTCTTCGCATAGGCAGTTATGCTTCTTTCTAGCTGGCTTACCACATACGGTACATTTCTCCGTGGGAAATTTAGATGGATTATTTTTGGCAGTATGAGTAGCTACACATGACCTAGAACAAAATATTTTTCCACTCCTAGAATTCTTAGCTTTAGATGGAGTTCTACTAACCAGTTTACCGCATTGTGAACATTCGAATATTAATCTCATTTTTATTCCTTATACGTTGTATTTATCCATATTGCACAGTATAAGGATTTTTGTTACAATTTTTATGTACGGCCTATAGCTCAACGGTTAGAGCAGCAAACTCATAATTTGACGGTTCTGTGTTCAAATCACAGTGGGCCGACCATAAACTACTAATTTTAAAAGACTTAAACACAATACAAGAGCATACAAGAGCATACATGGGCAATACATGCTCGATAATACCAACTGCAAAGATTTCCGAAATCAATCACCCCGACAATCTTATGAGATTATGCCCAAATTGCCATTGGGAGGTGGATCACCCCAAATGAACTTTATGCTATTGACAAAATCTTAAAATTTGATATCATATCTATATGAACATTAGAGATTTTCTCGACGATAAACGACCGGCAAGTGAAGAGATTCCTATGCGTGCGCCGGATGCAACCGACCGTAAAGAAGTGATTAAACAAAAGGGAAATACTTTTATCCTATACGATTGGCAAGTTGCGTATGGTCGTCATCATGCAAACCTCTACTACAATGAGAATTACGTTCCCGCCGATGTTAATGTAATCGAGTGGCTTACGAACGAATATGGGCCTTTTGGTGGAGATGAAATGCCGGGTAAAGTATTAGCAGTAAAGCGCAGCGAAACAATTCCATATGATGCGGAACAGAAGCATCTCTACATTACCGAATAAACATTGGAGATCATCATGAAATTTAATGGAATTCTACATAAAGGCGACGTTGTTTATCTCAGGGGATACTTTCATCCATATGAAGTACAATACGATGAAATTTATTCTCTGTATGGTTGCAATCGTGATGATGTTCGTAGTTACCGTCTCAACTGTATTGGAGATTTAAAAATTTTCTTTCCCTATTTCACACAATTAAATTTCTATGCAACGATATCCGAACTAGCAGAAAAAATCATTGAAATAAATGGAGAGAAGCACGAGCCTTACACTATTGAAATCAATCACTTGGATAATGCTTGCAATTGTGCAAAATGTTCACAAGTAAAATATTGGAACAAAGTTCGACAAACCAAGAAAATGTAATCTGATATAAAATAAAAATTAGATTACATCAAAAACTGATAATAAACCTTGGAGAGAATCATGCGATTTATTGTAGCCGTCGGAAAATATCCATCAGATTTACAGGAATTGATGAACAATCCTCCAACAGGATATCAATATCATAGTTGGAATGTTTCCGGTGATCAATATGGAAAAGATTATGTCGTAGTATATGAGAAGACTGAGTATCGCTAAGTAAAATTTAACATTTTCGTCCTTTCCAAAATCCTTCTGGAATGTCTCCTCGACATTTCTTATTCACCGTACCATCAGTAATCCAAAATGATCCAAACTGTGAGTTGCCTTCTCCTAGTTGATGAATAGAATTTTTCTTACCGATCCTAACTTTTGTTTCAGAGGTATGTTTCTTTCCCAAAAAAGTGCACAAATCACGTTTTCCTTCTGCCACAGCCTTCTCCATTAATTTTCTACGATTTTCGTAATACCTGTTTCGATATTCACTATCTTCTTTCAGTTTAGCATGAAGAATTGCATTTCCTTTAATACAACCCTTTAATCCGTTCTGGCGAAGTCTATTCAACCATTCTTCTGAATGTAATCTATCATGAGTATTAATGTGTGAGAATCCACCATATCCACCATATCCACCATATCCACCATATCCACCAGATGCTATATTCATGCATAATGGAGTATTCAAATATTCACCAACTAATTCCTTTTCTTTGGAAAATGCTTCGTGTGCGGTGTCAAATATAAAAAGCACTTCTTTTTTAAAATTTTCTACTCCATATTTTCCGATAGCTCTTTTCAAGAACTTGCCAGAACCTAGATAATCATCATATGGATCAACAGTTTTGTGATATCCGATGTAGAACTTTTCATTAATAATGTTTGTAGTGCGATAAACGGTATGCTTCTGAGACATGTTCTATCCTCAGAAATATTTAGTAAAGTATCGTACTTCAATACTTTACAAACCTTTATTTTTGCTATATAATGAAGTTAATGGGGTAGTAGCTCAGTTTGGTTTAGAGCATCGCTCTTTTAAAGCGTTGGTCGTTGGTTCGAATCCAACCTATCCCACCATTTTTCAACAACTTAATCCAACTTTAGGAGCAGTAATGAGCAAATCTGGGAAATGCTGGTTATGTGACGGATCGTGTACCGGATGCAAAAAGTGCGGATGGAAATTGGATGAATGTGTTTGCTCTTCTCCATCAACAGATAAATGCAAAGCATGTAATGGTAGCGGAAGCAATGAATCTCCAATCACCAAAAGAATCAAATCATGATTTTTGAATGTTTTTCAAGTCCATCCGAAATGTCTTCGGAAACTACTTCATCGACGCGGCATTGAAAGACCCACTAGTAGCTTAAGCAAAAGGAAAACTAATGAGCAACAAGAATGTGCTAATCATTTATCACGGTGATTGTCACGATGGTTTCACAGGAGCATGGATTCTTCACAAGGTATATCCAAATGCTGAATTCTTCGCAGGAAAGTACGGCTCCAAAGCCATGCCGGAAGTAAAAGATCGACATGTAATCATGGTGGATTTTTCCTATGACCGTGAAACTTTATTGGACGTCGCAGATGTTGCTAAATCTCTAGTCGTGATGGATCATCACAAGACTGCACAGGAGAATCTAGCAGATTTCGATCATTATCGCGCCAAAATTGTTTTCGATATGGAGAAGAGTGGAGCAAGTATTGCATGGGATTATTATTTTCCATATAAACCTGTTCCATCCATCGTGAAATATGTCGAAGATCGTGACCTATGGAAGTTCAGGGAACAATACAGCAAAGAAATTCATGCATCGTTATCTTCCCGTGATCAAACGTTTGATAATTGGGATAAGTTCTCTCACGATTTGGAGACAGATTTCAATAAGATTTTTCATGAAGGTGTTTCTATTTTGCGCAAACAGAAGAAGGACATTGACGACCTTTTGCGAAAAACTACACACAAGAAATTCATTGGTGGATATGAAGTTCCGGTGGCAAACGTTCCATTCATGATGGCAAGTGATGCCGCAAATATTCTTGCACAGGGTGAAAAATTTGCGGCAACGTTCTACATAGATAATAATGGACACTATGTTTTTAGCTTGCGCAGTGATGTAAATGGCATGGATGTTTCCTCCATCGCAAAACAGTACGGTGGTGGTGGACACAAGCATGCCGCAGGATTCACTATTTCGGATTTGAAAACTACTGTAATTAAAGGAATCTAACATGACAAAATACGATTACACTGGGATAGAACTACAACGATGGGAGAAGGGGATTGATCATGATCCTCGGTCTGTTTCGATTGGCAAAGCAATAGAAAGCATTGATTGCCATGTATTCAATGACTCTCTTGGTTGGAATTTCGGTGGTGATGGTGATAATGGAGAATCTCTTCTCTATTCATTGGACATCTATTTTGAGTTGGTTGACAAGGGTATCATTGTTCCCCCAACAAAGTGATACAATGTTAAAATGAAAAATTTTGTGTCAGTTCATCTCTATCAACAGTCAAAACCTGTAGAACACATCGATGTGCGTAACGCATATACTAAAGGTGATTTATATTGTGTTATGACTACCACCAATCGGGTATACAAATACCCCATAGCGCATATTTTTCGAGTAGAGGAATGGTCTGAGTAATGAATAAACTAATCTCTTCTCTATCTCTTACCAGCATTCTTTTTATTTTTGGTTGTACCGTCGCACCGAAGACCACCGGGCCTGTCACAATTTCCAATTCACTTTCCAGTTATCATAAAACTCTAACATTTCCCGATGGTCATCAATCCGAATTTCATTTCAAGGAAATAGCACCTTCATCCTTAAATGAGGAGGGTGCAGTCGTTGACATTACATACACAGGAGACTTGGACAACAAGGATGAAGATAACAATCACGTCTTATCAGTGAAAATTATCAAGCACGGCAATGACTACATCAGGCATCACCCCGAACTATGGACAGAAAGAAAGTATCACATTCTTGCCAAAAGTAGTGGAGACATGATGGAAGATTATTTTGCAATGGATGATACCAATCAAGTATGTGCAACAATTACAGAATACCCAAATTCTCTACCGACAGTGATTGTGAATTATTCTTTATCGAGAGTAGACGGTGTTAGTGGAACATATCTCAATCTTGAAGGAGCAGTGAAAGCAGTAGATAAAGCGTGTAAGTAATATTAGATATAAAAGAAAAGGGTGGCGATTACTCGCCACCCTTTGTTGTTTCCACCTGCGTGGTTGATTATAGGAATGATACGTTTGCCATTCCGATTGCTGATAGATAATCACCAGCGTTACCCAAGGAGTTTGCGGAATTTGATAGCTCAACAAATCCATAACGGGTAAGCAAGCTTACGCCGGGTTCGAAGGTGACTGGATCAAGAACAGTACCGGAACTCATTAGAGGAATGTAAGGGCAATAGAACGCAGCAGCATCAGTTTCAGATGCACCCTTATAACCTACGAGAACTGGCGCAGCATCGGATGCATAACCGTTTACATATACCTTCAGTGCGCCATTTAGAGTACCGACATACTTGGTGTTGGTTGGTGCTTCAAATGTTCCTTCAGTCGTACGTGCAAAAGCTGAAGTTGTTGCAGACTGTAGAACAGTTAGTGCGGTTGGGGAAACAACTGCCCAGTTACCTGCACCACGACGGGTACGCTTTGCAATTAGGTTAGCAGCATTGTTGATTAGGATAGCAAGAACTGCGTGCTGATCGCCAACGTATGTTGCAGTACCTGATACTAGGCTCTGGTCGAATGTTGCATCGGTACCAGCTAGTGAGTATAGTGAACCAAGAATTTCCTGATCGATTTCTGCAACAATTTCCTGAGCAAGTGCGCTCATTACTTCTGCTTCGATATCGATACCATACTGTGACTGTGAATCCTGTGCAGACTCGAATGTCCAACGTGCAGATAGCTTACGAGTCTTAGCTTCAACGGTCTGACGTAAAATCTGAACGTTGATCTTGTTGCCAGCCTGACCTTCAAGGTTTGCAGTCCAATCGGCCATACCAGTCGAAGAGCTACCGGAGTAAGCTGTTGCAATCTTGAATGGTGATAGGGCTTCGTCACCAGCAGTTACGCTAGTATTCCAAGGTGCTGGAGCAGTAACGTTATCTGTATTTGCATAACGAACACGTAGAGTCTGAATCTGTGAAACGGGGCCAGTCATTGGCTGCACGCCGATCAGTTCATTGGCGATAACAGTTGGCATAACACGACGAATTACAGGCAGAATTACGCGGTTTAGAGTTGCAATGTTTCCGGCAGAAGTTGCACCAAGACTTGCAGACTCGGTTAGCATACCCTTGCGGGTATTATCAAGAACAGTAGCCATAACACTTCTACGGTTACCACTAAGTCCTTCAAGCAGGGCATTCTTTGTAGCTGCCCAACGATTTTCAGTTAAAAATGCTGACATTTCTTTCTCCTATGTTTATTACTTAATCCCTGCTAATTTCTTGATTTCGCTTAGGGTTTCATCTGCGTTAGTTCCGCGTACAACTCTATCTCCAGTAGACTCATTCAACATTGAAGAATTCTTTGTAGTAGATACTTCTTTGCTATTGAGAACTGATGGAAGATATTTTTCGAAAGCTGGCTTCAACTGTTTTGTCTGAACGCTTTCTAATAGCTGACTCATAACGTTCTTCTTTTCCTTACTCAATGGTGCTAGTAACTCGGAAAGAATTGCGCTACGCTGGTGGCGATTCTGGATTTTGACCATATCTTTCTTGGTTGCTTCCAGAAGATTTTCTTTTTCTGCAATTGCTTCTTTTGCTTCTGCCAATTTCTTAGCATAGCGATTTACGGTTGTCTTCAATCCCTTTACTTCCTTGCTTGTATTGAAGAAGTTGTTACCATATTCAGAAGCAAAAGCTTCGAACATCTTTCGACCAAAATTATTCTGGCGTGCAGTCTTAATATCTCCGTGAAGTTGCTTCATTTCTGCATTCAGTGATTCTGAAACCAATTTTGCAACAGCATCACTTGAACGTTGAACAAAACTAACTTTCAAAGATTCGAGTTTTTCCTTTGCTTCCGCAATAAGCTTTACTCTGGTTGCTGCAACAGCTTTCTTATCTTCATTAAACTCACGTAGTTCTTCTGCAAGGCTTCCCATAACAAATTGTTCCAATCGAACAATATTGTTCTTATTAGCCTTTCGTTCCTTTACAAACTCTGAAATTTCCTCTGTTAAAGCTTTAATTGCAAACTTCTCAAATTGTTTAGCAGCTTGCTTCATTTCTTTAACAGTACGATTGCGAAGCTTCGTAACATTGTTACGTTGCTCCTTAATTTGTGCGACTTCAGCGGATAGAGTTTCGGCAACCATCTTATCCAGTGCCTTAACCATAACTGCCTTGTCATGCTCATAGCGGCCAGCAAATTCCTCACGAATCTCAGTGCGAATTTCGCTCTTAAGTTCGTTGATCTTGCTGTCCCAAGCAGCCTGAATGGACGCACGAGTTTCCTCGTTAATTAGTCCACTTTCAAACAAAGGCTTTAGGGAATCAATCATTTTATAATCTCCTAACAAATATATTTACTGTGGTTCGTTAAAATGCGTTGTTTAATTAATTAAAATCATTGTTTAGACAATTTTTTAGTTATCTAACTCACAAAATTAATCAGTTAATTTTCCTAACATATTTTCTAAGTGACTTAGAACAACAATTGGATCAAACTTTCCATCCTTATTGTCACGATATAGCCAAGCAGAAACTTTCTTAATCACACCGAATGGTTCTTTTTCGGTGATGAAACCTCTTCCAATAATTGTTAAATCTGTCATTATATGTGGACTTGTATGAACTTCGATTGTGACAATATTTCTCTTATTTTCATCTACATTTTTTGCCCAGCGTAATTCCCACATCTTGCTTAAACCAGAATCTCTTGATTCTCTCTGCGCAATTAGAAATTGATATCCTTCTCCCTTGAGAAGTTGATTAATTTTTGATACAGTCAGTCTTAACTTACGATTGTCTTGATTATCGGAAATGAAGTTATCTAGACTTTCTTTAATTACGTTCTTGTTTTTCATTTTCTTTCCTTCATAAAGACTTGCATTATCCGCGATCACCTCAATAAAATGTTTAAGAGAAGAATCAATTTGCTTACTCAATCCTCGAACATTCACATTAAAGCTGGTAAACCTACACAATTCATAGGACTTGGTTTTAAGATATCTATCTTCCTTTTTGTAGGTTGCTGCTGCCGTAACCACCATCTTAATAACTGGTTCATCCAACGATGCTTTTTGTTCTTTGATTTCAAAATCAATGAATTTTGAATCTTTTGTCATGCGCAACTTAATTACATTTGAATCGATTGGTGCATCTACTTCTTCAAAATTGAATCCATATTCTTTAGATTTTTTAACAAGAGTGACAAAAGCCAACTTAGATGCATTGGAAAAATAACGTTTAGGTAGATAACTCAAAAGAGTATTTTCTTTTACGATTTTCTTCGATTCAAAAAGTTCCTCGTCATCTATTTTTGAAAGGAATGATTTTATCTTTTCTTTGAATTGTTTCAAATCCACTACATCTGCTTCAGACTTCTTGAAAAGGATAAATTTCTTAGATACTTTCTCGTCATATGGCTTTTCATCGTGTAATTTTGCACTAACTAGAACTTCATCCTTGCGGTCACCAATTTCAACAACCACTTTATATGAGGAATCCGCGAAATCCTTAGCCCACACATATTCACGGGAGGATGGATTGGATTCATCCGACGCAACGAAACGATACTTATGTTGTTTAAGAAAAGAATCAAATTCCTTCAGCAATTCAAAGTATTTCTTCGATTTCATTTCCGCTGGTGTTAATACTCTTTCTTCCTTAACAACAGATTCCGAAATCTTACCCCACTTATTCTTTTGCTTTGCACGAATGGCAAAATTTACTTGCTTGAGTTTTTTTGAATCGGCGGCAGTCTTGTTCTCTTTTTTGTCCAATGTTGCTTTTTCTTTTTTGAGAGATGCAAGAGTACGATCATTAAACATTCCCTTGTCTTTCTTTGCAGTATGCATTTTCTCATTCCATGATTCACTAACTACAGTGTTGTATTCACGGGGATAAACAATCTTATATTTCTTTTGAAAACGTCTACGTTGCTCTTCCGCAAAATCCTTAATACGTTTTTCATTCTTCTTCATCCAATTATGGCCAGCATAGGCATTAATAAAATTCTCAAATGCCGTAAATGCTTTTAATGAACCATCGTTAAACTTTTGAATAAGTTCGTTATAATAGATAACTGCCGATGCATTATGTTCTTTATGTGCCTTGTTAAAAAGATAGTGGAGTTCGTCTCCCATATCTCTTTTATTCTTTCCTACTCCACTCTCATTAACCCTATTCATCTCCGATATCCTCTTATTGCTTCTTCAGTTGAGAGATAAACTTGACCATCTCTTCTGCAAAAAATTTCTGAATTTTAGCATCACGGTTCACTTCATATGCCATTTCCAAAAGCTCATCACCGTTACGACGATAATTTCTAAGAGATTCATAGATTGGAGTTGGATATGCATTTACTGCGCTCGGCACGCCGACAATATCAACAGTAACAATGCTGAAATTTGAAACATGGCCTGTTCTATCATCCACGTCACCCGAACCACGACTGGATACCCCAAGTTTCACATCACTTTCAAGAATGGATTTGGCAATATTTCCCATTGGTGTCTCTAGTAACTTTAATTTACCAATGCCGTTAGCTCCATTCATGTTAATTTCTGTAATAACATGGCTCGCTCTATCTAAAGAAATATTCAGATCAGATGGGTGATCCAATTCACCGAAAACTGGTTTCCCTTCACCTAAAACTCTATTAAGATCATCTACTGCACGACGAATTTCATGTGATGGATAGATTCTTTGATTCTGATTTCGAATATCACCTTGGATGAAGATACCGTTCATAAACCAGTTCTTTTTCTTTTGCCCATGTGCATCGATGGACTCTTCCAACATGGATGAAACAGTCGATGGGTTCTGACACTCAACTAGCACAGATTTATTCATTGACATATATACTCCGCTGTTTATATTTATTGGTATTATGTTTTTGTCAAAATATAGGCACACAAAAAGGCTCTCCTGTCATGGAGAGCCTTTGTTTCATACTTATATTATTTTATTTTTCTAGCACATGAGTGAAATATTCTTCCAAAGTTATCTTATCCAAATTGAATGACATCCATCTAGATACCTCTCCTCTATATCCTTTAACACTAATAAAAGTAACATCATTCTGATCATATGTTGCATCAATAACCACGCAATAATCTTTCCATGGATTGATGACATAATCTCCGACTCTTACTTCTTCGCCATTAGAATATTTTTGCATTATAGTTCCAATATATGTTTTAGCTTTTCTTCTTCGGTCATTTTAATGAGACTGTGACACCAAAAGCTATATTCAATTGCATGATCAATCCCCGATTGTTCACAAACTGCTATGACTCTTACTGACCACATGTTCCATGTTTCTTCATATTCGAAATCTACAACACGACCACTAACGGGAACAGAAACACGATGTCTTCTCTCAGTTTCATCTACGAAAACATAATCTCCTATTTCTACTATTTGTCCCGACTTATATATAGGATATTGATTCATAGTTATTGTTCCATGTTATACAAAAAAATCTCTTCAGGAGACACGTATCTACAGTGACGACAATCTCTGACTAATGGAAAATCGTCTCTTATACATATAACGCCTATGTCATAATCTCCGTCAAACTCTGAGTTCTTCTCTTGAAAAATGACATTTACTTTTGCATACTCTCCAGAAACAAAAACATAGTCTCCGATTTTTAATCTCCTTCCATTTTTATCTTTTGGAAAAAATTTGGACATCACTAGACCTCCAAAGCCAATTTTAGATATTTTTCAGGAGAAATATAGCTTAATCTGGAGGGATGCCACCACATATCGACTCTTTTCTTTTTAACAAAACAATATTTTATAAGAGCCATATGTTCTTTGAACATATTGAGTCGTATATCTACAACGATACCAATATTACCTTTATCAGTTTTAACATAATCTCCCACTTTTATGGGATGCTTGAGTTTACCTATGACACAAGATTGTGTCATTTTTCCAGTCTCCGTTGACACTTTTCTTTGTTGGCTTTCTCCTCCATATAATTGAGGTGATCAACAATATCTTTATTCAAAAAGTCCAACCCAAGACTATTATTGGCCGTCCAACCACAAGAACATGTTGCATGATGACCATCCAGAGAACCATTCTTTCCCTTGCGAAATTCCGTCTTTACGTTGCACTTCGCCACGATGTTCTCCTTAGTTTTTGGTGAAATCTTTAGCTTTTTTCAAACAAGTTTCCCATGTAGAAAATAGAACAGAAAGGGTAGAATCATTTTCTATATCTCGGAAGATTACACGAGCCTCATGTCGATCATTACCGTGTGTAACAATCGCCTCACATCCGATTTCAGTGTTGGTGAATGTTTCTGGTGTACCGTCTTTCATGTATAGATTATATCAAAATTAATATTTAATTGCAATGAAATAAGTAGTTATGATTCAATGACATGTAAGAAAAATTCACTATCTGTGATGCGAGTGATTGCAGATGGAATCCAAGACACACGATCAATCTCTGAATCTAAATAGTGCACGGTAACGCGAAAGCCATCCCATGATTCAATAATACCGACAAAATTGGTTCTTGTTTTGACATAGTCACCGATTGAAAGGTAATTTCCTTTTTTATCCCTGACTTGAATACCATGTCTACCAATCAGTGGTTCTTTATCCATATAAATTACTTTAACACAAAAGAAAACCACCTCGTAGGTATTGCCTACGAGGTGGATATGTAATCAATATTTAATTATTAGGCTTCAACTGATTTTGTATTGATTCCTTTGCCTTCTTTCTCGGCTGGCTTTGTTACTTTCTTGAGAGTTACTGTCTTGCGACCGGGGCGATTCTGAATCTCTTCGTCGGTTACAATTTCCTTAACTTCAGGCTTTTTGTCGCTCTTTGTTGCTGATTCAGCTTGTGCAATGTTATGTGCATCAACACCGTTTAGCTTTGGACGCTTATCAGCAATTGGAGACTTCTTGTTTACGCCTTCTGACTCTTTAGCTGATGGCAAATCCTTAGTTACACTAAGAACATATTCACGAAGAAGTGATTCCTGTAGCTTGCTCTCGTCCTCTTCTGCATCTTCCTTCTCTACTTCCTCTTCCTCTTCTTCAAACTCATCCTCTGCACTATCAAGAGAATCTTCAATATCTTCTGATTCATCTTCGGACTCGTCCTCGAAGCTTTCAAAGTCTTCCGCTTCGTCTTCCTTTTCCTCTACGTCACCGTCCAGAAGTTTTTGGAATTCTGCTTCCAGTTCAGCAAAGTGTGACTCTAGATCATCAACTGATGTTTCAATATCTGAAATACGTTCGGAGTCATCAAGATTTACATCAGTGTCACCGGAAAATTCAGAATCATCTTGCATATCTTCGCCATCAACCATTACATCAGTCTGAAAATCTTCGGACTCGTCTCCACCGATTTCATCATGATCTTCATAACCAACATGATCAGTCTCGACATCATCAAATGCACGATCAACATCTAAATCTTCGTAAATTTTGCGGCTTCTGTCCACGACAATCGTGTGAAAGATTGCACGAGCCTTTTCAGTATTACCTGAAACAATATGCTCAATGAGTGTTTCAAATTTTGCTGCCATTTCTATCTCCTTAAACTTCCAAAAACTTACCTTGACATTATTTACATTGAAAAAAATATTTGTTGTAATTAATGTCCATTTTTAGTGATTCCTATTTTTAGAATCCTCCACCCTCTGCTTCTGGTGTAGCTCCATACTGTGCTTTAATTCTTTTCAACTCACTTTTCTTTTCTGCTTCGCGTGTCTCTTTATACTTTCTCAACTTCTTAATGGAACCAAGCGTAAGTTTCGTTTTACGAAGGTCGTCTAATTTTGGAATACTATTATCATCGGATGGATCAACATATTCAAACTTATCATCCTCGAACATTTCCGTAATAAGCATATGTTAATCTCCGTAAGGTATTTATACACCTTGTGGTGTTGGTTGATTTCCTTCTGGCACTGGTGCACCTTCTCCCGGTAATTGTTCGCCTTCTTCACCCGGAATTAAATCTCCTCCTTCTCCCATATCTTCTATATCACCAAATGAATCCATGTCTGATTGAATTCCGCCGGGAGTTATATCTAGATTTCTCAACGAAGAATCTTCAGGTTGCATAGCTTCCTTCTCGGGATTTTCCTCTGCCCATTGTCCAGAATTTTCCATAATCTCATCTTCGGTAAGTCCGAGATAGCGTTTCATCAACCATCTCTTACTGAAATAAGAATATCCCTCTAGCTGCGAGAATGTTCCTATCTTCGTTGCATCCAATTCAGCTTGACGATAATGTGCAAAATTCTGAGGAGGATTAAAACTTAAAGTAAACATATTTGAATCTATATTTACTCCACTCCACTTTAAGTAAGCCTTGAATTCAGTATCTAACGGAGCGGAAATAAGTCTCTGCAAACGCTGACAATATTCATTGAACCGATGTTCTTGAATCAGTGCTGTTCCAACTCTTCCATCATTCATTTGAGGATTACCTTCTTCTCCATAATAAGAAGTAAGGTAGCTACTTGGAATTCTCAAGGCACGAGTAAGTTTTTTATTAAAATACAACAAATCTGCAATTTGATCTAGGTTACTTCCTGCTGCCAATTGATCTACGGTCGTTCCACGCCCAGAATTGTGAACAAATATTCCAATACCTAATGCAAAATTATGACAATTGCTTTCGGATTTAACTGTTATATCACCTGTATCTACTCTATAATCAAGAACTTGTACTGATTTTACTTTATGATTATATTTTGCATTATTTTTAAAACTAGACCAAGAATCATAACCCTTTGATTCTGCCAGTGATTTTAGATCATTGAAGTCCGGGCAAAATTCAATAGGTTGATTTTTGCAACGATGGATATTGGGGTTCATTTCTTTATACAACGTTTGAAATGTATCATCATTACGCAAAACTTTACTCATTTTCGTAATACTTGAAACCCCACTATGAAGATGATGTATAACTCTATCTGCCATAGATTCAGATAGCTTTACTTTTCTTGTTTCCGAATTAATTTTAGCCGCTATAATACTAGCATTCTTTGCAATGTTCTTTTTCTTCTCAATGATAAAATCATGGCTATCTACAAATTCTCCCCATGAAGCAAATCCAATCAATTTCATCATTTTATTATCTTCTTGGGTAGCATTATCATGATAATGACGAATGCCTTCCATAATATTTGCACGCTTCTTTTCATCCTTCCAAGCATTCATTAAATGAAATGAACCCAAAGATCGATGTAATTCAGTATGTTTTTTCGCATCCATTTCAACTAAGTTAGTTGGATTATTGTTTTCTGGATTACAGTCAATATGATGAACAACTCTATCTCTTCCTTTTTGAGATTTTGGACATACCATCAAATGAGTGAAGTGTTCTCTATGATTGCTGGGGTCTTGATATTTCCAATACTTAGCCTCTTTTTGATTCTTTGCTGTTTTAATCTTTCTTGTATATAAAGGCATGAGGCTATCTCCAGTTACCAGATTTCCCGCATGCTTTTCAGAACCATCTCGCATAATAAATGGATGATCTGGAGTAACCACAACAGACGAATCGTCGTCTAATGTAACTCTCACAACTTCTGCATTTTTACGGGTAACTCCAGCCCATTCAATTTCTCCCACTTCGACCTTTTGGGTTTGTGGATTGATACTATATACCCAATTTTTCTTACCCTGTTCATACTCATTAATTATTTCTTCCAAAGGAAGATTTCTTCCATCAAGAAGTTTTATTGGTTCATTCAAAGCAATGCAGGAATTTTTTGGAAAAAAGAAATCCGCGTTGGGAGGTAAACTAAAATATGTTGAATCTTGGAAATGATTGCCATCACCGTAAGAAGGAATCTTTCTTTGGTGCATCTGGTTTTTAATCTTTTCGATATATGCCGGAACCAAGTGGGGCATCATATCTCCTACGTCAATATTAAAAACTCTTCTTTCTGGTGCACGAGTAACACGATATATAAGAACACTATCTTCCAACAATTCCTTTTGTTTATATACCTTATACACCATTTCCAAAACACTTGTTCCGAATGGCCAATTACGATCCAATCCCTCTGTTAGTGAAAGGTGTAGAATATTTTTAGCATCAATGGGTCTTTCATTTTGATTTAAATTAAATCTATTCTGACCACTTACTGGTGTATTTTGTAAATTATATGATGGGGATGGTGAGGCAAATCCGGGGCCACCGGGAACAACATTATAAAGATTGGTTGCATTAACTTCTGTTGCTGTAAGATTTTCAAAATTGGGAGATACATTTCTGATAACGTATTGTTCTGGCTTTTTTCCATCACTTTCATTAACAATAACCTTCATTACATTATCCATCTCAACATAAAACAACTTGAACGTTTCAGGATCGCGAATGAAAATTTGATCTCCATACTTTATGGTATTTCTAAAAATACGAAAGGCTCTTTTTTGAAACTCATTGAGATTGTGCCACTTTTCCAACCTCTCTTTTATAATTTTTACTTCTGTATCTGTCGGTTGGTCTTTATATTTGATTTCAAAACACAAATGATCGTCATCACTTTGCGTACTAAATTCCGCAAGAATATCTAGCGCTGCATTAATTTCTGAGTCTGTATCCATTGACTCATATGTTCCATATCTTTCAATACGATTAGTACAACCGATATAACTTTCTTGTATAAGATTTGGCTGGTTAAGAACGGTTGAACCGCCATCTTCTGTTCTTGCTGAATGTCTTTTAGAAAGAGGACTCAGGTTACCCGAAGAATTATCCGTTTTTACAGCTTTAAAATACTTTTTCCAACTTGCCATTATAGTGTGTTCACCTTGAGATATTTATGTAATGGAAAATATCTATTATGAGTTTTGTGCCGAAGTTAACGTATTTCTTTGAACTTTTCCTAACTTATCGTTAATTTCTTCTAAAGTTTTGTGCATTCTCTTAAATTGATCTGCATGCATATCCATATTTTGATTGCGCATGCTATTTGGATTATTTCTTGGATTTGATGGCAACGATGGCTCTTCGTTATCGTTATAGCCGCCATTGAGAATTTTATCTAACATTCCAGATTTGACGGCTTTATATCCACCATAACCAAGTAATGTCGCCACAGCCAAAGCCCACCCTATAGGGCCAGCAGCAGACTCTCCTGCCAATACTCCGCCGATTCCTAGACCACCAGCAGTTGCACCTATCGTTGCTCCCTCTAGACCAATAGCAGAGCCAGCAACAGCACCTGTGGCTTCAGTAGCTACTGCTCCTCCCACCTCTGCTGCCGCACCCTTTCCAATCAGAGATTTAATTCCGCTAACCAATCCTCCACTGCTATCTAAAATCGATGTCGAAAGAGATGCTATAGCTTTTTTCAAAATCGGAAATGTGTCTGTTAAACTCGCAATACTACTAATCAACTTTGGCACAACGAATAATAATCCCGCAGTTCCCACAATTGCAGTAAGTGCTGTCATAGCAACTACTATTCCACCAAGTGCAATTTTAATAAATCCCCAATTATCAACTACAAAACTAACAATAGAAACAATAGCCTTACTTACATCAATTGCTATCTTGATAGCACCAATGACAAAATTTGAAAACTCGTTAAGATACTTATCCAAGTCTCCATTCTCTCTGGCCTTTGTTATCCATGCACCAAACTGATTTGCCAAATCAGACGCAAACGTTACTATACTTACTAATGGCCCTTGATTTTTCTCTAACTGATCAACAATATCTCCAATAACTGGAGCTAAGTTATTAATTAACGGAGCAACAACACCACTCCATAACTTATCTCGGAAAGTAAGCATCAAGTTATTGAATACTTGAAAATTCTCCGATGTCTTTTTATTACGATACTGATCTTCCGCAATTCTATCCAAATTTTGTTGGAATACGGCCTTATTTAATTGACCATTGGCGTCGATAAATTCCCTACTCTTTGCATACAATTCAGTATTAATACGTGATATTTCTGCCGGTGTTCCACCCAATCCAGCGGACGCTGCTGCTATTGCAGTTTTAAAATCATGAGTAGATGAAATTGCTTGCGCTGCTATATCCGCAGTAATTTTATTCATCTGCTTTTGCGCAGCAAGTCCCGTCAAATTGCTTTTAGCAACTTTTTCCATTTCAGAAAAGCTTTGTGATAAACCGGGAACAGTTGCAGTCAAAGTTTGCAATTCTTGTGTCAATGGCGGCATGCCCAACACAGTAAGCTTGTACAATTCACCATATGCTGGCCCAAGAGTCTGTGTGAGTTGATTCATGATAGCTATTTGTTTCTCACCTTCACCACGTGACAATGTAAGCTGCGCCCATGCGGGGTCTGTAATTTGCTTTTCTAATTCTGCTGCCTGTTGATCTCTTGTCTTTCCGGTTAATTCAGACATAGAATTAAAATTACCAATAAGATCAACTGTTGCTTGTGCCAAATCACGCTCCGTCGCACCGCGAGCCTTCATTGAAGCGCCAAATAATGATAATATTGCCGGTGCTTCTTCTGCATATTGCTGAAATGATATTCCCATTTTTGACAATTGGTCAGCATAATCTCGCATCACAATACGCGTAACTTTGGTATATGTGTTCACTCCCTCCATAACTGATCCAAAGGTTGCAAATTTTGTAGCATTGGACTGGATGATATTTGCAAATGCTTCCAGTGACATTCCCGCATCGGCTGCACCTGTCATCATAGCTGCAATATCTCCTCCAAAGTTTGCACCAACTTTAGAAATATCCAATAAGGTGTTATTCCATTGTTCCAGATTATTAACACCATCATAGATTAACGATGTAAATGTACCAATAATCGGAATATTAGCCGTTCCCTGCTTCAATGCATAAAAATAAGAAGAAAGAGTAGTGGAACCAGAAATGAATGTTCCTATCATCAATCCAAACGTATTCATTACAGATGACAGTGTTTTGGAAACCAGATTAACGGCGTTCTCTATTCCATCAACCGCAACTTCAAAAAGCTTAACTGTTCCAACAACCATTAGTAGTTCTGGATTAAGTGACTCAAATAGGCTTATTATCCCCGATAAACTATTTGTGGCTTTTCCATTATTGAAAATGTTTGCAAGCGATGCAGCGGCCTGTGCATTCGGAGTAGTTTTACTAACAAAATCGTCGAACTTCTTCTCAACGTTAGATTTTTTATTCTGAGAATTGTCTTTTGGCTTACTTCCTATACCAAAAGTTTCTCCCATATCTTTTAATTGAGTTAAAATAGCCTGTAGAGTTTCTTCTGTGGAGAAATTTTCCAACTCAAGTCCTTCCAGTGCGGTATTTCCTTGTGTTCGGACTTTTACTGTTGCCATTGAATAAACTCCATATTTGTATTTATTGGCTTTTTTGTGTCATAAATACAGGGAGAATATCATGATTTCTAAGCAGACTAATAAACCAATCGATCAAACCAATCCACTATCAAACTTTTTCCGAAAGAGTAAACTTTCTATAACTCTTCCTAGCCATGGAAAATGGTATGCAGAAAATTCACTAAAAATTAATGAAAAGGGTGAGCTACCTGTTTTTGCAATGAATGCGTCCGATGATATAAAGTTTCGCACAGGTGATGCTACTCTTTCCGGCCAAAATATTTTCGATGTAATCAAGAGTTGTGTTCCGGGTATCACTGAACCTGAAAACATTCCACATATAGACTTAGATACTATTGTTCTTGCCATTCGTGCTGCAAGCTATGGCAGTGAATTTGATTTCACTGTGAATGTACCCGAAACAAATCTAACTAGAACTATAAAAATTAATGCTATTGACTTACTAAACAAAATGGCATCTATAAAGGATGCGTGGGATGAAGAAATTAATATCAAGGACGAGAATGACCAAACACTATCTCTAATAGTTACGCCTGTTCCCATTAAGAAAATTTTTGAAACATCCAAAGCAATATTTAATCAAAGACAGAATTTATCGAGAAACGTAGACGATAATAACAACATTAAAGATGATTCTGTTTTCACGGCAAGTATCAATGCTCTATCGCGTAGTTCCATCGATCTACTATGTAGCAGCATTAAACAATTAGCAGTGAAGGATAATAAGGGAAATGTATTACTATCCATTAATTCTTCGAATCCACAGGATGCCGCAAAAATAGTTTCAAATATCAATGAAATGGATATCGCTTATTTCAACGCTATCCGAGAACACGTTAACAATCAGAGAAAGAAGTACATCTTCGTTTCTCCTAAACAAGAAAGCAGCGCAGATGAAATTGCTGCCGGTGCACCAAAAACATGGACATGTGAATTAAGTTTCATGGGAAGTTCTTTCATTCCATCGATAGAGGCGTGATGCGACCATCCTTTAATCACCCAGTTCTCTATATAAATCTTCTTTCGGATTACGAAATGGGGAACGGAATGGTGCATGCCGTATACCCAACGGTAGTATTGGATGACATCATTGCGAGAACTCCCGATGTGCTTCTTACTGGAGAAGCTACTTTACAGATGATCGATAACTGCATTCCATCTATTAAAGAAGTTGATAAAATTTTGGCATGTGATGTTCCACATATTCTTGCATCCATCAAGTTAGCATCATTTGGTAATGACACTGAAGTAAGTTTTAAATGCCCAAAATGTGATCAACTTGATATGTATTCGATTGATATCCAAAAATTGATATCAACCATCAGTGCCAAAAAATGGTTTTCTCCATTGGAGATGGATGAGCTAACTCTATTATTTCATCCACCAACGTATAAACAACAAAGTGCAATTGATGTTCTAAAGTATAGATATGATCGACAATTATTTCAAATATCAAAAACTGAAAATCCTTCCGATTACGTTGATCTAATCACTTCTCTAATCGAGAAAAAGTCACAACTACTACTGGGAGCAATATCAGATTGTATTCAAAAAATTATCATCCATGAAACAGATGAAATTGTCGATTCAAGAGATTTCATTAATGAATGGTTCTCTCAGATAGACTCAACACAGCAATCTTTTATAGTTAACTACCTTGAAAAAGCAAAATCACAAAGCAGAATGGATAAAGTTTCTATTCAATGTTACACGTGCAAACATGTATCCACCGTTCCTCTTGATTTAGACATAAGCACACGTTTTCGTGATGGCCTCATTCAAATGTCGGAAGAAGAGATCATGGATACGATTCAAAAGATGGGAAACGAAGTGAAGAACATTAAATTCGAGATGCTAAAAGCAACTTGGTTTATGCGCGGTGGATTATCTTATAATGATGCAATGTATCTCACTATTGAAGAAAGAAAAATGATTTCTAAAATAGTCGAAGACAACATTGAACTTACTCAAAAGATTGGCATGCCAGTTCTCTAAGATAAAGGCTCCATATTTAACGGAGCCTTTATCATTACTTAACAATTTTGAAAGTTCCCTTTGGTCTACCGGGCTTTCTTTTAGGTGCACTTGGAAAAAGTTCTTCGGCCTTTTCCTTTAATTCCTTCGCAATCTCCAACAACTTTACTGCCGTTGTGTTCAACATATCACTTTGATTGCGAAGTTCTAAACTGGCCTCTTTCGGGTCTTGCTTAATTGAAATAACATCATGTGGAATCACTGGAGTTTTTACAATTGCAGACATTTCCTTAGCAAACTTGCTATCACCAAGTGATTTACTTTCATTGATAACATCATTCTTTATCGCTGGTTGTTTTTTCATCTGCAATCCGGCGTTCTCGTCCAGTTCCTTCATTTTCTGTGCTGCATCACCACCAGCCTCAATCTTTTCTAGAATTTCGTTCAATTCACTGAGACGCATTTTATGCTTGGAATCATATCCATATGGTGTAACAAAAATATTCTGTGTTGCTACTTTCTTAAGATGACCCTCTTCATACAATGCTTTGGCTAGGTTTCTGCCATCATTTAGAAAAGTGTTTTCCAAAGATGTTGCCAATTCCTTATGTTCAAATGTTGCAGGATTGTTCAACAACTTATCAATTTCGTTGTAGTATCGTGGAGGACACTTCTGGTCATAAATTACCAGACACATATGCTCATCCGGTGGGAGCATCTTGTGCATCACGATTGTTACCTTATTTGTACCATGTAAACCTACGAACTTCATCATACCGATAGTTCTCCTTCTTTCTCAAAACTATTTAGCAAAAAATTATTGAATTTTTTGAATAATTTTTTGCAAAACAAAATGCCCCTTTTACGGGGCATTTCATTGATTTTCGGAAAATAATTACTTGTCGAAGTCCTCATAGTACGCATACTGTCCATAAGGGGGCTTTTCCTTGGAACCGGCGATGATCCACAATGCACCAGTGCGATTGTTATCCTCTTCGGAACCGAAATCTCCAACATACCCATCTGTGAAGATTACCAGACGATCAGTTTCGATTCCTTCATCACGAATGAAGCGGAAGATTGCTCCACCATCAGTTCCACCACCACCCAATACTTCATAAGTAGTGATGTCTTCTCCATTTTCCGAAGAAAATACCTGACGATTGTAGCACTTGGTATCGAAAGTAGTAACACCAATCTCATAGCTTGGATACTGCTGCATGATGCCATTAACTTCCGAAAGAAATTTTGCAGCTTCGTGATAGCAGGAACCAGAGGAATCCAACATCACTTCAATCTTTACAGCCTTTTCCATCTCTACGCCCGGAAGAATTGCATCTAGGTGCCATCCATAGCGAGACATCTTAAGAAAAGAATAGTCACAAGGAATGAGACTGGTCAGATTGGTTGCAAGCATAGTCTTCCAATCCATTTTGGGTTCCGTAAGGTCACCAATCTTGATTTGAACACCAGCAGGAAGATTTCCGATACCAGAATTCTGTGCCGCAGTGATAACTGCCTGAACAGTTTCCGACTTCATAACTGCACGATCAGATGCGGAAATCTTAGCGGGGCCATCCTCTGTCGGTGCAGAACTTTCATCACCGTCCTGAGAATCATCCATATGCTCATCAAACTGCTTGGACATCATTTCAGCCAATTTCTTTGAATTGCTCTGCAACTCGTCCTTTAGATCATCATACACGCGTTCCGTATACCAGCCATGATACTTTGGATCATATAGGCCAGCAACGCGTCCCTTGGGCATTTCACCAACACCAATGGTCGTCAATTCGTCATTGATAACGAAATCAGCAGCGATGCGGAAAATATCCTGATTCAATCGCTCTTGGCGACCCATGTGTTCGTACACAACGTGCAGAACTTCGTGTGCCAACACAAAAGCAAGGTTCTTGAATGTCAGGTTGTTAATGAATTCATGATTAAAGTAAATGTACTTTCCATCTGTGGCCATAGAACCAAGCCACTTATCCGCTGCGATGCACGGCATACGGGTAATGATGTTTCCAAAAAATGGAAAATTAATCAACAAAAATGCTCGTGCCTTGACGATTCGATCCTCGACCTCGACCCGAAGCTTTTCCGGGATCGGCTTGTCGGTCTTGAATGCGTCGAAATTACTTGTGGACATTAGTGTTCCTTTCTTCTTTTATTGTACTAAATTTTAGAATGCTTAGTTGTGGAAAAAATTTATATTATGCAGGAAGACGTTGAACTCGATTATCAAAATCAAATGTAGTTTCCATTGGAACCTTCACATAATCTCCGACGCGCACATTGTCAGAATCGAATTCTACATCAACAGTAAAATAACTATAGCCGTGAGAATCTTCCATTGTTTTGTTAACAACTTTTCCAATCACAAAATGTGAATTTCTTCCTTCAATGGGTTCAAAATCATAAGCCAGAACTCGCTCACCAACAATCGCCACATTCTCAAATTTAAGCATTTGATAAATCCTCCTACATCAAATATACTAAATTTGATTGGATATGTCAATTAATTTATTAAAAAATTAATACTAGGTTCAAGAATTCATGAAATTTTTGATAACGGATTAAACAGTGAATAAAAACTTAGAGAATCAAATTTAGTATATTCTGAAATGAAAAACATGTTAAAAAATGGTTGAGGCGAGGGGAATCGAACCCCCAAGGTTCTCAGATTTTGAGTCTGCGCGATGTGCCAATTCTCGCCAAGCCACGCCTCATCACATTAAAAACCCGGCATATTTTCTTAACATGCCGGGTTTTTAGTTTTTCAATACTGATTAGTCCTCAGTATTGAAGGTAAGGTACTTGTTGAACTTCTTTGCAACTTCCGACCATACTGGGATGTTTTCCAGAGATGTTGCGTGGAGAAGATGATAGTTTGCCGTACCGATACGGAAGGTGGCGATAGCCAGTTCCTTGCTGAAATTGTCCATAACAAATCGCAGCCAAGTGTTCAACTTCTTTTCCCAGATAGCCTGTTCCTTTGCGCTATTCCACTTACGCAAATGAACCGGACGATCAAAGTTCTTGCCAATGGTCTTGGTTTCACCCGTCAGAGTGCTATGCTCTTCCCACTCCGAACGAAGGTGGATAGTCACGCTCATAGCAAGCTGATAATGTGCGGAAATATCAGCAATTTCCAGAGTGGTTACCTTACCGGAAACAACGTCTTCCGGCTTAGGAAGATTGGAACCAATCTTGCGCCATGCCAAAAACTCAGTGGTGTAACCGTAACCGATGGAAGATGCGATCTCATCAAGAAGTTCCTTCTCGGAACCGCCGTACTTCTCGAAGTCAGCCAGATCGCTGCTAACACGCGACCACGAACGAGGAGTCGGGAACGATTCCTGATGATCGTTTGCATTGAACTGATACAGCTTTTCCTTCGACCAAGAAATGTAAGCAATGATGTCCTGATGAATCTTCGCCGAAGCGGCCCAATCCAGCCAAGAATCATAGTCAACCTTAACGTGATAGTGCTTAAAGCGATTCTGAAGAGGCTTCAACATGGTGTAAGTGAGGCCACGATCAGTTGCTTCGTTACCGGCAGCAATAACCACAACGTTGTCAGGAAGAACGTACTGACCAACCTTGCGATCAAGAATAAGCTGATATGCAGCAGCCTGTACAGCCGGTGCACCGGAAGTGATTTCATCGAGAAACAGGAAAACCTTGTCATACTGTGCAGCAAATTCTGCTGACGGAAGTGCTTCAGGCGGTGCCCACTTCATTGTTTGATTGTCGCGGTTAAAGTAAGGAACACCGATGATATCCTGTGGGCCAACCTGACCCAAACGCAGTTCTACGACTGCACCATTGTAGGACTTTGCAATGTCGTGAATAATGGTGGACTTACCGATGCCGGGGCCACCCCAAATCATTACAGGCTGTGCGGTACGAACTGCGCGACGGACATAGCCGGAAAGCTCGGTAAGGGTTACTCGGGTGTACTTGTCTACAGTGGATGCCATTTCTTTTTTATTTTTCCTTTCGGTTTTTGACTACTTTTTTAGTATATTTGATTGTTTTTGATTTGTCAATCAATTTTTAAGTTTTTTTCAATATTTTCTAAGGGATTGTGTTTCTTTCCCTCTCAATGTTTTAAGAATATATTCTTTGACTTTTGGTGTCAATGGAGTTTGTAATTTTTTCTGTGGAAAACTTTTTTGGTTTTTATACATGTGGCAAAGGGATGATTACCAAATGTCACTAAAGTAATCATCCCTTCCATTGTAAGTAAACATCCCGAACAGAAAGAACCCTTAACTCACTGTTCAAATAAAAATATACGCTTCTTATTCTTCTGCGTCAACCGTCTCGTAACTATATTCTTGATTCAATTCCTCAATCTTTATATTTTCCATGACAATGGGAAAATCTGGAACTTCGGAAGGAATCTCTCCATGAAAATCTTTTGCAACGGAAATATGAGGTATAAACTCGTCATAATCCCACGATGCACCCAATTCTCGTGTCTTCTCGAAATACTCATGCATTTCATCACTCTCAAGTTCGATGACCAGCATGTCCTCTCCGAGAATCTTAAATCCCTTTATCATTGTTTCGATGGGCAAGTCCATATCAATATTTTCAACTTCATCAAAATGTTCTGTTGAATACACTAATGTCGAATGGTATTGATCCTTTGTGATGATATTTGGAATATCCAATGATTCCATAAAGTTATATAACTTATCAGCAGACTCTTCACTTAGATATAAAGCAACATAGATACCATTCATCTTTTCCTCAAACTCTTTTAAAAAAACCGAAAACCTCATTTATTTTCCTCCGACTTCTAAATAATCATCCAGTCTGTTATCCATCATGGACAACGTAAAAGAACACTCATCACTGGTCGTATAAAATTTACATTTATCTTTTCCAAGTTGGCCAACAACGTAATACGGATATTTCAATTTACTGAGAGCCATGAGAACTTTTCCCGTAACTTGAAACTCAACGAGAATATGCATGTGGAATATTTCTCCACATGCACCTAGACTCATGTATCCAAATTTATTCAAACGAAGACAGGACGATTTTGTCGATATTCTCTCCCAGAGAGAAACTTTGCTTCTAGTTTCTTCAGGAACCGTTATCTGAGAATATATAAACTCTTCCCAACCATGTCTATCCAGTAGTTTCACACGGATATTTAGCCGACAACATTGGTGCTATGAACCTTTCATTATCCTCAAGTTTATGTAGCTCGTTTTTGCGGCAAAATTTCAAAAAATTCAAAGATGAACCTAACACCGGTTTCGGCGTTGTTCCTAAAAATATAGCCATTGCAATTTCTTCTTTAATATTATCCGGTTGCTGAGTCAAATCAACGAGCATGACATTACGCTGGTAATCATCCATAACTCTATGCTCTATGCCGGTATGATCATTCCATCTAGTGTACATGATAGAACTCCAAGCAAATCCTTTTTTGTGTCTATCTTCGAATGCTTCCAACAAACCTACTTTGTTTTTTGATCCTTTCTTGCGAACACCGGGATATGCACTGAATATGTTGTCACTGGTACATCCTCTAATAGCCTTTTCAAAAACACTCCACGCAGGGTCTGGAAGAGGAAGCGGTTCTCCTGTTTTTTTATCAATAACTAATTTACCGGAAGCGTCATAAATTCCCGATAATGTAAATAATCTGTCATTCAATCCATCGTACATTGAAACATTTGTGCCGAGTAATTGAATAAAATCCCCATCTCCGCTCATAATGATATGTTCATCGGTTGGATGTGCTTGTATAAACCCAGACACCAAATCGTCTGATTCCAATTGATGTCTCTTTAATACGGTACAAGCAGTTTTATCCGCTAGAAATTCTCTAAAGTCTCGAAAGGCTTCAAACATCAAACGATCTTGCTCAATCTCAGTGGGAGTCTTATCTTCAATCTTATCCCTATGTGCCTTATAAGGTGAGTAGACTCCCTTTCTCCAGCTTTCCGAGTCGAAACAGAACACTGCATGGTCTGGATTGGTCTTCCTCCACACCTTATTCAGAGACATAAACATTGCATGGAGAAGCATACCGGGCTTCTCATGTGTTTCACCATGAACAACATGTTTGACGCGATGGAACAAGTGATTTGTATCAATAATTAAAAACTTTGGCACTAACTTTCTATCCTCTTCTTAAAAATAAGTTCTTTCGCTTTTTCCGAAACTGCATCAGTGGGTTTCTCAATGAAGTAATAACAGTCTGGATTTGATTCGATTGCCTTCATTTGCATTTCTTCTGTTGGATTTTCAATTAGAGCTATATTTAATGGTTGATCTGTTAATTCCGCGAGCCTTTGTTCATACGTCATGCCCTCAAGAGTATGAACAATATCATCGGCAACCATTTCCAATAACGCAACAAATTCCTTACTGGTTGGGTCGCTTAAATGGGATACTGCATCTTGATTAATCATATAATTCCGAAGCTACCCCTTCACAAATGTTCTTGAACCATTGCTCAACCATCTCTCGGTCATTTCCTCTATAACCCGCTTTCATTAAACGTGCGATAAAGATTTCATTCCAGTCAAGTTCAAAGGCACCTTCGGTAATATTGGCCGGATTGATTTCAAAATGAAGAATTTCAACCCAAGGTTCACCGGCCTGTGTAGCAACCTCCTTTTGATGATTGAAATGTTTTATTTCTTCGGGTCGCTTGCTACTATTTTCCCGTAACCATTGTTTAACTTTATCGAACATTTAATACTCCCTATACTACTTAACAAATTTCTTCTCTTCCGATGTTAATGCATCCTTTCCACCTTGCATTAATACAAGGTTGTACACTTTTAATTTTTTCTTTTTGATGCCATTAAAAATATCAACATCCTTGTTCATAATGATTCGTTCTATTCTTCCATCCATATGGATAATCATTAATAGTTTGGCTACAGTTTCATTTTTAATCTGTATATTGAAAGGGAAGAATCTTCTCACTCATCTTCCCCTTCGATGTGTTTATCCGTTGGAATGATTCTCTTCTCCACCTTGAACCCGGCTAATAGCTGTAACTCTTCCTCGCTTACTTCCGGTAGCTGGCTAAATCCAAGTGGATCAACGAGGAAGTCCATTTCATCCTCTGAAAGGATTTCCTCTCCCTTTTGCAAGAGGATACGATTGACATCATTGATCCTCTGCCGTTGAGCATCTGAATACTTAGAGAGCAAAGACGTCTCGGGGGTTGCAACAAAATCATATTTAATGATTTGTCCGTTCTCTCTCTTTATAAAGAGCGTTGGTAGAAATGAATCTTCATCCAATGCTATTCTCATCTTTCTCATACATATCTCCTAATCATTTTCATAATTACCGAATACCGCCGTCATTGCGAATTCAGTTTCCTCTGTGGTCATTTCATCCAAACCACTCTTTGTTAGCAAATGATTGATGAAAAGTATTTCCCGCATTCGTGTCGTGGAATATTTTTTGCCCTTATATAAACAAAACGTATTCGGATCGCGAATTAAACTATCTCCATCACCATATACAACCAATCTAGTTTCCAGTGTATCTCTATCAATAACAGTATGAATTTTTCTCACGGATTACTCCATCGTAGCAAAAACGTTGTACTGATGTTCAGCCATGCCAGTAGTTACTGTAATTTGCATAATACCATCGTCACATATATCAATCTTCTTATCACCACCAAGGGTAAGAATCTTGTAAATCTGAACAAGTGGCCATTTTCGAGGAGTACGTATTGAGCCATTAATACCGGAAGAGAATACAAATTGACCAGTGTATGTGTTTACATCTCCCAACGAGAACATAAGATCACTACCATTTGTCTTAATGGTGAGTGAACTATTACCAACTGATTGAGTTTGATATTTTAACTTCTGAATAGCAGCAATGTTTGGTTCAAACGAAATATCCCAGCGAACTGTTTTTCGTGTCTTGTTTGGTAATTTGGACTCTATTAGTTCCTTTGCTCTAAACCTATATTCATTTATGCAATCACCCGAAGAATTAGAAATAGTTAGAGATACTGGATTTCCATTATTTTCCTTGATAGAAACGGATGCATTTTCTTTATATTCAGGGTTATTAAGAATTGTTGTCAATCTTCCAATTTCTTCAAGACCACAAATACCATTAAACTCTTTGCATGTTATTTTAAAAACACTCGTCAAAAAAACTGACTTATCATCTGTGATGGACATAAATGATGTTTCATCACTATTACTACTTAACTTAACCACATCCAAAAATCCCAAACCATTGGTGTGCACACCAATTTCTTTCAAATAATCAATCATGATACTTCTCCAAGAACATCTTACAATATTGCGCCACTCTAATGAAATATATATTTCATTAAGAGAAGAAATCTTCAAAGGTATTAACCTTGCGAGTAGCTTCTTCTATTTGTTTCCAACCTTCGACCACACCAAACAAATTTTGAATCTTTTTTTCAACAACAGTCTCCATCATGGAAAACGTGTCAAACGGAAGATTCTTAAACCATTGCGGCAAATTTGATTCATCCACTGGATATGCAACAGACGTCATGCCCATCATATTCTTTTTAAGAGGACAAACTATACATTTTGTTCCATCCAACATAGATTGACTAATAGTGTCATTGTTTATCTTTTTCAATGTATTCCAGTTAATCGCCGCACGTACGTGTCCGGGAACGGTTTTTGCTGTTCCGGCAAGAATAGCTTTTTCATAATTTGCAATATTGTTAGCTCTCTTTGGTGTACCTTGTTCATACGGCTGAAGGTTTCTAAACTTATCCTTGAAGTCATTAATCTTATTGATAATGATCTCAATATTACCTTCCGACAAAAAGCTATAAAGTAATTCTTCCAAAAAGTTTTGTACCATTTTTGGAGTATCACTTCTTTTAATTTCCAACCCCATTGCCTTTAACTTTGGTTTGTCGAGATATCTTCCATCCTTATAGTAATTGAGAATGGCATATCTCTTTTTAGCAAGATACAATCCACGTGAACCAAGACTTTCAAAACCAGCCTTAATCAATTCTCCTTTTTCTTTTGGACAATTAAACATATCATGCATCTTAGCCGGAAAAGATGCATTTGTTTTTTCTGCAATTTCCTCATACAACTGCACAGCGATTTCTTTCGTCCACTCCAATTCACCCGAATCGATCAATGATTTCAATATTGGATATGCAGTGAATTGGCATGAATCAGTATCAATATACTGTATCGCATCACCATCAACTTTGTATTCACCTGTAATACACTCATTGACGTGTGAATTCATGTGCTTTGCGATGCACCGACCAGATAAAGTTGTACTCTGTCCCAATCTCTCATCAAAGAATCTACTGGATATCTGCAACAGAGAACCATACAGCGCATTCAGACCTGTCTTCTTCACCATCTGCTGACCATCAAGCAACTCCACTCTTGCTTTAATTTCTTTCTTGTCAGATACGATAATTTTTCCATCCTTGATGCAAAGTTCTGGATTTTGTTTCATAAACGCAACTAATCCATCTTTGTCATTGTTAGCAATCAATTTTTTTAATTCAATTACATTAACCATTGATAATTGCTCCTACCATATCTTCGCCAAGTTCTATACCGGCGAGTAAATCTTCGTAATCTGCTTTTTCTGCTTGAAGTTTCTTTCTCTCTGCATACCATGTAGTAAGCAATGTCGGAATAATGGAATCATATTCATAAGTAAAAATTGTTCCATTTCCACTTAGCATCCATTTTTTACCGGATTCGAATACCATTCGATACACTTCATCGGCAGATGCCGTATCACTTGATCCATCTGCTTCCCAATCAATTATCATTTCACAGTCAGGACGACGTTCCATAACATATTGATATTCCAAAGAACCAAACTGTCCTTCCCAAGCTTTGGCATATGTCATGTTCTTTGTTTTAAATTTCTCTTTAATAAATTCTTTAGTATATGTTGGTCTAAGTTGACCAACAATAGTTTCAAGACCCATGTTCAATGCACGAATGGTACTTGGATACAGTGAGTTGATATCGATAATACCGAGATAATCACACAAACCAACCTTTGGATGAGCTACGTGTGCGCCAGCGATTCCTTGAATTTCTTCTTCCCCTTCGACTACCGGAATCTCGTCATCTTCTTCTTTTTTTGGTGTATCTCTCTTTTTGTTTGGAACAATCATTCCCATTTCATGGGCATAGTTCATGATGGCTTGATCAGTTGACGCAACTGTTCCCATGCATGTAGCCACCAACGTACACGTATCATGTGCGATGTCCATGATGAGAGAAATAAACTTAAGCTTCATATCCAACAAATGGATAAGAAATACGTCCTTGCGGTTATACTCAATAAATTTCTCAAAATCATAGTTATAAAGCTGATCTAACGTTCCCGTATATGGTGTCTTACTATCTTTCAATTCATATTCAGAAATTGCATTGAGTGCGTATGAATGACGCTCTCCTTGCGTATATTTCTTATACAAATCCATGTAATCGCAATGAACCCTACCAACTAAATCATATGTATTATTCTCTTTTCCATATCTGACAATAGTTTTTGGTGTCGGTAATTCGTTCCAAAGAGAAAGTTTTCTCAATTCAGTATTAGTTAGGACTTGTCGAATACGACCAATGATGTAGGGCAAATCGTATAGAAGACTATTCCACCCACACAATACATCCGAATCCTCGATCATATCCAGAAACTTTTCCAACATCTCTTCTTCTGTTTCAAACACAACAGTGTTGTCAAATTTATTTGCTATGTCGTTGGCTTCACTTTCTGTATATCTTTTTGGTCTCACAGCCAATGTAATCATCATATCTAGCCATTGATGATAGATCGTAATGGAAGTAATTTCATTAAATGGATCGTCCACTGGAGCATATCCACGCAGCGGATCAAAGTCAACCTCGATATCGTAAAAACTAACTTGAAGCTTGGGGGATGGTTTACGTCTATACTGTTGTTCCAGACAACGAAAAACATAATTAACATCCGATTCCCAAAGAGTCCTATTTTTATTAATAGCTATCTCTTTATATAATTCCTGTGAGGTTTTAGGAGTAATTTTTCTTAGTGGAGTTCGATAGATTGAAGTATGTTCTCCCCTTGGATCGGAAACATAAAAACTATAATCAATGGGATAAGATTTATATACTCTTTCTCCATCGATACGTTCTACAACATCGATACATTCTGTTTTATTATTGCGGCGTGCATTGATATACATTACTCAAAGAATAACAGGAACACAATTTTATTAAAATTGAAAAATTGTTCTACAAAGAAAAACCCTCAAGACGAGGCTTGAGGGTCATTTAATCAAAATTACAAAATATATTTATGTTTGACCGATTACTTCTTTCCTGTTTTTGTTAGTAGTGATTCGATTTCTGCCATCTCATCTTCCACATCTTTGAAATTACCCTTATGTGCAATATTTACTGCTTTAGTTAGTAGTTTCTTGGGAATATTCATTTCCTCAGCAATAGCAGTAAGTGTATCTTTCAATCCTTCTTTCAGTGTATTAATTTCTTCCAAAGTACGAACACCGTCCGTTAAAATTTCTTTTAAACGAGTCACCTCAGTTGAGCCTAGATTATCAACAAATGCCATATATCTGTTTCCTCTATTAATAATCATATAACACGTGATAACTTACTGTCATTATCTTTTTTTAATAAAAATTTTGTAATGAGTTATCCTTACTAAATAACACAATAGATATATGGCAGAAAAAATAACAAGAGAACAATTCGTCCAAAGGGCCAATATATTACATGGTCACAAGTATGATTACTCTTTTGTTCCAAATCCTTTACCAAAGAACGATACTAAAATTCCTATCATATGCTCAAAACATAAAATAATTTTTTATCAATTCATAAATGTTCATTTGGCTTCTAGAGGATGCAAAAAATGTGGGTTGGAAAATCGCAAACCAACTAAACCACCAATGGGAACAAAAGAATTCGTACAACGCGCCAAAGAAAAATTTCATATTGAGGATTATATATACGATAAAGTAAATTACGCTGATATTTTTACCAAAGTGACTATAATATGTAAAATACATGGTTCATTTGAAATAGTTCCACATGATTTTCTAAGAAGTAAAGGATGCCTGTCATGCTTCTTAGAAAATAGAAAAACTACACTAATTGATTTCATAAACCGAAGTAATGAAGTGCACGGAAATAAAAAATATGACTATTCCAAAGTAAAATATTCCAACAATCATATTAAAGTAGAAATCATATGTTCAACTCACGGTTCATTCTTCCAAAGACCTTTAGCTCATCTTAAAGGCCAAGGGTGCCGACAATGTTCATATGACGATAGAAGGGATACCAAAGAAATTTTTATTAACAAAGCAAAAAGCATTCACGGAGATGTTTACACATATAGCGATATTGTTTATTACAACAGTAAAAGTAAAGTTGCAGTAACATGCAAGGTACATGGAAACTTCAATATTTTGGCATCATCTCATTTGAATGGGTCAGGCTGTAGTAAATGTTTTAATGAGGGTAGAAGACTATCAACTGATGATTTCGTGAGAAGAGCTATTGATATACATAAGGAAAGATATGATTACACCAAAACAGAGTATACAATCGCTAAAAATAAAGTAGTTGTCGTATGCCCATCACACGGAGAATTTAAAATATCTCCGGGAAATCATCTTTGTGGTAGCGGATGTCCTCGATGTGATGAGAGTAAGGGAGAAACTACTATTAGGCAATGGTTAACAGAAAGAGGTGTAAATTTTACACAAGAGTATCGTTTTGACAATTGTAGGAATATATTACCTCTTCCATTCGACTTTGCATTACATTCGAGTAATGGGAGCATTAATATGCTCATAGAATATCACGGTATTCAACATTATGAGTGTTGCAACTGGTTTGGTGGCCAAAAAGAATTTGAATATAGAATAAAGAACGACCTTATAAAAAGAGATTATTGTATCTCTAAATGCATACCACTGGTGATTATTCCATACTATGAAAAAAACATATCCAAGATATTAACTGAGGCCATTGGTTAAAATTACTTCTTTCGTTTCTTTCTATTCTTTTTAATTGGAGAATATATTGAATTGGCCATGTCTCCACCAAAAAATTGCCCCGGTGGAATTTTCTTTCCAAAAGAAGATATAGAAGCAATGGCTCCTGCTGTTGTTGCTCCAGCGGAACTTTCTCCCAGATACTTATCAAACAATGATTTCGCCATTTGTTCTGATTTGTCCGATGCTTTTGGATATAATGATTGAATCATCTTCTGTCTTCCATCATCATCTAATGACTTATAAGTATCTCTTATCTTCGTACCGGAAACACCATTCTTCATTTCATCTGGAACAGCAATACAATATGCATTCTTATCCATCGGTAGACATTTTCCGTTGTAAGATTGAATATAAGAAGCGGAACCATCTTCTTTCACACCATTACCAAATCTATCTTTGTCTTTTTCACCAACTGCATATAATAGAATGGTATTGGCTGCATCATAGTGAGACAAAATCTCATTCGGTTTATATGGATTGCGCACTTGAACAAATTTATCAGCAGGAACACCGCATAACTCCGCGAAAAACTTCTTAGCTTCAAACGGGAATGGTCGTTTAGAAGTATCATTGGATGCTGCAACATATATATCAGCGGATGGGAATTTCTTTACAAGATATTGGTAAGTTGCAAAGTGATTTCCATTGAATGGATGAAAACCGCCGCCATATATAATCACCATCTTTTGTTTAGATACAACTTCATTAATCTGCATGTCTGTATTTAATACCATCGATCAAAGTAAAGATGACAAAATACAATCCATCGGTATTATTAGTTACATTGTGCACGCTAAGCTGATCATTTTCTTTATTCCAAGAAATATGAAATTGTTCCTCATCATGAGAAATAGATAGACCCCACTCATGATGACTCCATATTGACTCCTGTATAGAAGTTGTGATTTCTGGATATTTAGTCAGCAGCAAATAATGCAGTTCTTGAAGTTTATTCATGATTGTCTACTTTCGAGATGTTACCAACTAATCGAACACATATTTCAATACCATTAACGCGTGTTGGTAAACAATTTTTATCAATCTCTTGTGATACATTGACTCTAATGGCATGTTCTCCATTATTTTTACATACACCAACACCAACTACGTAGTCACGTATTGATGCATTATGCTCAATCCTATTTCTAATTTCTTGTTTAGCAATACGAACATTTTCAATCGTTGTCATCAAATAGTTCCTCCAGCTTCTTTAAGCATTCATTGAAGTTTTTGTTCTTGTATTTGATTGCGATTCCACCGGCATTATTCCATTCCCGAATGTTTCTTCCGCGATCATCAATTAGGAGATTGGGTTGACCATTTGTTGTTGCATACTTTTCCTTATACTTTTCAAAAATAACGGGAATATTACCAAGCCCTTTGTTTCGTAGCCAAGTATTTTTACCTTCGATAGAATCTGCTGTATTTGGTTCTGCCGCCGGACAAGTAAGAAATGTGTACGGAATTTTTCGATCATCAAAAAATTTCAATAGTCTGTGTGCATTTGATTCGAAATCCAAACTCGCAAATATATCCTTACAGTTCATTATTTTCTGAGCATGATCCCAGTAAACCGATGTATCTCTTGCGACTTTTTCTACAGGAATGTTACACACCGTCGCAAGACCTTTTACCAAGTTTGCACAAACGCCGTCCAAATCCAAAAAAATACCATTGATTTTTTGATTCGTTATATCTTCTATTATCATAATTAAAGTATAACAGAAAGGCACTGGCTTCGGAAACCCAATACCTTTCTGTTTCAATTTCATAACTACTTTGTCTCAAATCGTAATGGCAACTGAACTTCTGTCTTATTCTTATTTTCTTTCCATGCCTTCAATGCCTCAAAATCTGGCTTATGCTGTAAAAGAATAGAATCATCTTTTAGACCATCGCTTCTACTCGCTATTGTTGGAATGAGTTGAGGATTCTGTTGTGGGTCTAGTCCCATTGATTTATATAACTCTGATGGGTCACCGGGGAAAATAAATGATCCCGAATGTGCCAATCTCGTGTTGGAGTCAATAAAAATTTCTACTCCAATCACCCGCGCCATGTCACAGAATGCCCAATCTTCCGACAATAATTCGCGATTGTTGTCCTGTGAAACATATACTGAAAAAAAATCATACATGTATTGGTTGTATTCAGGTGGCATACCAATGTTATTGTTAAATTGCTTATCTGGATAAGCAACCATCATCTGTTCAAATACGTGACGCTTGATCATCATAAATCCTGTCCCAACTCTGGAAGCTGGAATAAGTCCATGCTGATCAATTTTAACTTTACCCTTTTCATCAACCGCATCTGGAGAAACATTAGCTACAAAGGAAATAGGAAGTGCCTTCTTAGGATATAGCCCACCAACAATATCCTTATTGTGAAGGATAGCTCTAATTACTTGTTCCGGTTCAAAACCAATATCGGAGTCAATAAAAATTAAGTGTGTAGCATCTTTGTTGTAAAGAAACTTTGATACGAGTGTGTTACGACCACGAGAGATAAGACTTTCGTTTGAAAGTGAACTCCATTCCATCTTACAACCAAGATATTGAATAGTAGTTGCCAACCTCATCAAGCTAGATGCATATCTTTCAGTTACCATTCCACCATACGCAGGGGTGGCAACGGTAATAAATGTAGAGCGAAGATACTCCAATTGTTCTTGTGATAATTCCATTTGTACAATGCCTCAAATATAAAAATATCATTGAGTCAAAGATAACAAAAGAAAATAATTGATTTAAAAAGAAATCTTAATAGATTCCACCGCGCCGCGCGCAATATTACTTCCATATGCTTTCAGCCATGAATATTGGCCAGTTATTGTATATATGGAATTTATTTCCAATGTCTTTTGATCACATCTATCAAATACAGTTGGAACAGAATAGGTATAAACAAGGACATTAGATACATTGCTTGTCATTACATCAACTATATTAACGGGAATCCAATCTGTTTGTGTGGTAACTTCTTTGTCCAATGTTCCCAAAAGTTGAATATTACCGTTCAAATTAATCGTGTGAACCTGTAGCGTATGAACACCCGATGCACGATGAATCAGCCCATCTGACTTTACCGGATCACTCGTAAATGAAACCAGTTCAACGTTTCCATTACAATGATTGCCGTTATAGCTCCAACCCGAAACTAACGATGCGCCCCAATCTTGATTTGGTTTAATTGCCATACTCATATTTATGGTTACAAAAAATAGGGTGTCCTCTGACGAGAGGACACCCTGAATAACTACAATCTGTATTATAGTTCCACTGCTTTCTTACGACTACTCTTCTTCTTTTCCTCTTCTGGCTCAATGGTGATATTTTCACCATCCCATCCAAGGTTTACCATCGCATTCTTTTGAATCTCACCATTGAGAATCTTAAGTGCCAGCGGGAAGCCGATAATATCCTCAACAATCTTGGAGATTTCACGTGCGCCATATTTGCTGGTCTTATTCAATTCCATAATATGGCTTACGAGGTCTTCCGTGGGATTAAGAGTAATGTTGTCTTCGGAGTTGGAACGAAGACCACGAATCTTCTCAACCGCGATAGTGCGATACGTTACTTCATTGAGTGGATTAAACTCAATCACCGCTGTCAGACGGCCACGAAGTTCAGGACGGAAAAACTGATTAACTGCTTTTGTGCTTTCCGACATTCCACCTTCCTTTACACCAAAACCAAAATTCTTCTTCTCTGCGGTCTGTTGTGCACCAAGATTAGAGGTCATGATAAAAATGCTGTTACGGAAATCCGCAACCTTACCAGAACCACCCGTCAACTTACCCTCATCGAAAATCTGAAGAAAAATATTGAATACGTCGGGATGCGCTTTCTCGACTTCATCAATCAAGAAAACAGCGTTGCGGTGCTTGGTGCCATCGTTAATGAGTGCACCCTCTCCAGCCATACCGTCACCATATCCAACATAGTTCGGAGATGCACCGATCAGCTTAGACACAGAATGCTGTTCCATGTATTCGCTCATGTTATAACGCACCAATGGCATGTCCATGATTTCGGCAACGGTCTGTGCAAGGAACGTCTTACCCGTGCCTGTGGGGCCAACAAACAGGAAACGACCGATAGGACGATTCTCATCACGCACGCCAGCAGATGCACGAACAAGAGCCTTGTACATTTCATCAATCGCACCAGATTGCTGATGAACCTTTTCCGATGCCTTTGTCTTAAAGCTAAGAACAGGGTTGACCTTCTTCTCTTCAGTGGTTTCACCCTTGATCTTAATACCAGTCACATCAGTGATTTCCTTAATAATATCATCGCGGGTAATGGTAACTTCACCAAGGCCAAGTACCTTAGTACGCGCACATGCACTGTCGATAATATCAATTGCCTTGTCCGGGAGACGAAGATTCGACTGATACTTGACCGTCATGTCAACACTTGCCTTAATTGCTTCAGACGAAATGGTTACGCCATGAAACTTTTCTGTGCTTTCCTTGATTCCTTCCAGAATCTTAATTGCCTCATCTGGCGTAGGTTCATCGACCGTGACAACATTGAAACGACGCATGAGGGCCGTGTCCTTTTCAAAGGTGCGACGATATCCTTCCATTGTTGTGGCAGCGATCATCTTGATACCACCACGACTCAACTCTGGCTTAAACATTGCGGAAAAACCAACCCCGCCACTGTTCTTACTGTCGTCCATTGATTCAGCTTCATCGATATAAAGAATTGCGTTATCCGTCGCACGAAGAGCGGTAAGAATATTCTTAATCTTCTCTTCGTAATCACCACGATAACGGCTTCCTGCGAGAAGCGAACCGATGTCCAGCTTGAAGATTACCTTTCCCTTAAGAGGTTCAGGGACATTGTCGGCATTAATCTGCATTGCCAGACCTTCAACAATAGCAGACTTACCCACGCCCGGTTCTCCAATCAAAACTGCATTGGACTTGCGGCGCTTCACTAGCGTGTGAGCAATGCGGAAAATCTCATGCTTACGACCAACGAGAGCATCAACGTCACTATTCTTTACATGTTCATTAAGGTTGACACAATATTCGGACAGAGCCTTAACGTTCGCTTCCTTCGTGCTGGGAAACGTTTCCTTGCCGTCCATCTCGTCAAACATGGATTCCTTGACACCATGCTTACGGAGGAAATAAGAAGCATAGCTCTCCGTATCATTGAACATCTTCTTCATCATCTGAGCAATGTTCAAATTTTCTTTATGATCCTTGAAAATTTGCTGCACTTCTTCCGTATATGCCACGCGAACACCATTATTGGGGTCGAGCGGATGAACAGATTGCAGACTCTGATTATTATTCTTCAGATATGTAAAAATATCCTCAACAATTACATCAACTCGAATGCGATTCTTTTGTAGAGCTTCCGTTACCGTTGGATACGTAAGAGCGGCAATCAAGACATGCTCAATAGTGACTACTGTATGATCCATGCGAGTTGTAATTTCAATAGCAGCCGCAAGCAGACTTGATCGATCCATTTCGTTGTTCATTTATTTCCTCCATGATTAGAATACTAAAGTTTTATCAAAATGTCAAATTATTGTGCGGACAAACTTTATCAACAATGGATCACGCTTATTCTCCTTAGCATTAAACAACCCTTGCTCTCCAATCGTGTAAATATCTGAAAAACTAGTATTTGGCTCAATTATTAGCTCCCGATGTGATCCGGTTGCGGTTGGTATCAGAATCTTCCCGCCAAATTTTGCCTTCCAAATGGAAAGTTTTGGCTCAATGCACAAATAGTTGTCAATAATTGTGAATTCTTCAGGAATTTTGACTTCCACTCTGAGGCATAAACCAATTCTCTCATAAAATAGCGATTCGCCGTCCAAGATTCCTTTATTAATTTTCAACAACACTCCACCAAAACTTCTTTGTGTTCCTAAAATAGACTCACTGAGCGTGATCGTTGTGACATAGTATTTCCAAACAAAATTATCTTTTTTATAAGAATTCTTAGACTTGGTTTTCGGTTTAGTTGTATTGAATTTGGTTTTGATATAAGTTTCCAGAGAAAAATCCAAGCCATTTTCATAGCTGTATTGCAATGCTTGAAATTGTTCTTTTGCATCTGGTGCTTTATTTACGTCAGGGTGTAGCTGTTTTGCCAACTTTAGATAATCTTTTCTATCCATGGTGTACGGAACACCCTTTCTTTTTCAGTTTCTTCGGTAATTGTGTATTTAACTGCACACAGAATACCATTATAAAACATTTTTTCACCGGAAGCTGTCTTGGCCCTCAAAGCATCGTGAAGAACAATTTGTTTTGCTTCTTCCCATGCAAGTGACGATCTACTTTCATGTAAAGACAATATATCAAATTTAAATGCCTCTTTGCCATACATTTCAATTTCACTTTTTAACCATGCGCTACTTCCAGCATATTTTTTCCAATCAGACTCTTTTACAATTTTTTTCTTACGAGTTTTTCCTTTGATCTGTTTTCTGGTGGTTGCATGAAAAAATTTCTTTCCAATGTACTTGCGATGGTTAACAGTACATGTGATTAGATACACAAATCCTACAAATTCACTTGGGTCAAAGTTCCACGGTGATGACCAATGTCCTAAATCCATCGTTTCCATTGACACTATTTAGGTAGAGAAATGAGTATGCTCCATTTTTACATTTTTTATCAAATTAATTAAAAATTTTGATTCCCTTTTACAAAATACCCAAAATTTTTCATCATAGAACACACTTCCCCTTCCCGTTCTATGAGCTTTTCATGATCAGGTGATTTTTAGATATTGAGATTATGTGATTTTTAATTTGCTTCATTTTATACAGGCGAGGGATTCATTTCATTCATCCCTCTTCTATTCGTTCTTCGAGTGAGAGTCACTTCGTTCTCTCTTCTCAGAACTCATATTTTTTGGTTTTTTCGCTTTTGGACTGAGTATCGATTTGTATAAAAAATTTATTAACTCATTCACTTGGCGGGTGGGTGGGTTGTGACGTCTATTTTGTAATCACTTGTCATTAGTAATTCAAAATCCCACTCATTTGTATGTTTCCATA